GCCGCTCTTGCTAATCAGCAAGGAGATCTTGCTAGCCAACAAGCTGGGCTGCAAGCTCAACAAATGGGAGAGCAGTCACGGCAGTTTGGGGCTAACCTTGGATTACAAGGTCTTCAGCAAGCTATGGCCGGTGCTCAAACACTTGGTGGGCTTGGTACTGCACAACAGGATGCTCAACTACGTAGGCTGCAAGCCCAAGGTGCAGTAGGCGCAGAACAGCGCGGCTATCAACAGCAGCTTCTTGACCAAGCTTATGGAGATTTCTTGCGTCAGCGCGACTACCCGATGGAGCAGTTGGGATACTTTAGTAACCTTATGCGTGGGATTCCTGTGGGTTTATCATCTACACAAACATCTTATGCTGCGCCACCATCTGTTGCCTCTCAACTAACGGGTGCGGGGCTTAGTGGTCTCGCGCTTTCCCGTTTAATGGGTTGATACTATTATGGAAACAAAAGCTTACGGTATTCAGTCTCCTGAGTCTTTGGCAAAGGAGTACGGGGGCAACAAACAAAAGATTGCTAAGGCAGTTCAGCTTGGCATCTTAGATCCTACCGCTGCCGTGCTTGCTGGGATGTTTATTGACCGGGTACGTAACGCCGCCCAAGAAGAGCAAGGCCCGCAAACCACTGTAGCCCAACAAGTTTTAGGTGGGCAACCCCCAGCACCGCCGCAAGGACCACCACAAGCTGGACTTCAAGCCGCAGCGCCTCCACCCATGCGTATGGCCTACGGCGGTCAGGTTGGTGTAAGTAATAACCAAGTGCCTGAACCTGCAATGGAGCGTGGGCTTGATGGTATCCCAATACCTGACAACATGTTTGACTATGCTGACGGTGGGATGGTTGCGTTTGGTAGTGGTGGGGGTCCAAAAGAAAAATGGATAGAGTCAGCTAGAAAAGTTAATCCTACTTTGAGCTATGACGAACTTTCAAATTACTACGACGCTAACATAGCAAATACTGCTGGGGAAAACTTACCTCCGTCAAAAGTTAATTTCCAAGGCACTCCTTTATCTTCTAGGCCGCGTGCTTTTACTTCTCAATTACCGAGCGCACAGATGCCATTAGGTGCCGGTGTAGGACCAGGAGTTTTTGCTTTGCCTAGCCAAGATTCATCAACAAGAACCGCCGGGCTGATGAGTCTTCCAGGTGCTCAAGGCCAAGGAGCTTATCTTGGGCGTCCTTTAGATACTACTTTAGCGGCTAATAAAAATATAACTCCCGAAATGAAAGAATTTTTGGAGAAAAAAGCAAGTAATTTAGCGTCTATGTTTGAACAAAACCGTAATGTCATGACAGCTCCTCCCGGAGCCGACGCTACAGGTAGACCTAATATTGATCCATTTGCTGCGGCAAAACAAAACGTGTTAGGTAAAGAATCTAGCGGGGTTCGTGGGACTGGCGGGGCTGGTGGACCATCATTTGTTCCACGTAGCCCAGAAGAAATTCTAAGATCTATCCAAGGTGAACCTGGGGGCGAAACAGCGGAACAATACGGTAGAAGAGTAGGTCAATTAAATGTTGAGTCAGCCGGATTTGTTAAACCAGAACCCACTTTAACTATTAAGCAAGCTATGGAAAGGGCTAAAGAAGCTGATAAAGAAGCTGGTGTTGATCCTGAGTTCTTTAAGAAATTACAAAATCGTATAGACACTATGCGGGGTGAAGCTGAAACGGATAAAACACAGGCAGCTAACATGCGGCTTCTTGAGGCTGGTCTTAACATACTTGGTGGAACCTCACCTTTTGCTCTTGTAAATATTGGTAAAGGTGCGTCCGAAGCTGTTAAAGGATTTGGTCAAGACCTTAAAGAATATCAAAAAGCTCGCAGAGAACTTGATAAAGCAGCTATTGAACTTCAGACATCTGAACAAAACGCTGCTAGAACTCAATCAGCCAAAGCTCTTGATATGGTTGATAAATCTCAAACTCGATTTGAAAATGCTACAAATAAAGTTGCTGAAGCAAAATTAAATGCCACTAATAGTGCTACTAGTGTGTTTATGGCTCGTGAACAGTTAGAAAGTGGCGAAAGAAGAACCGCCGCTGAAATAGGTTCTAGAGATCGACAAATTGCAGCTCAGTTAGCACAGTCTGATAGACAAATAGCAGAAAGTAGAACCGCTAGACTGGAAGCCTTAAACCTTGCACAAGATCAAAAATTTGTCGAAGGGTTAACAAAAGCGGAACAAGCTGCTACTAGTCCGTATGATGCTCGTATTAAAGTTGTAGAAACAGCTTTAAGCAACCCGACAGCGGCTATTACTCCTAATTTTATAAAAGAACAGCAAGCTAAAATTGACGAACTTATTGCTCAAAGAGCAGCGGCTGCAAATCTTGCTAGAGCAAAATATATAGATGCTCGTAGAACCGGTAGACCTACACAAAACAATGCTGTTTTATCCGCTGCTGATAGAATTGCTGGAGTAGGAAGATAAAATGGATCGGCTATCTGCTTATGCAAAATGGTTGGTTGAAAACGAAGATAAAAAAGGCTCGCCTGATTTTGAAACGGTGGCGAATGCCTATAGGTCTTTGAGAGGGCAACCAACCGATTCTCTCGCAGAAGCCCAACGTGTTTATGATGAGCTTCATAAACCTAAAGAACAACCAGCGGCAGAGCCAAGGCCAGAAAAACAGTCCTTCTTACGACAAGTAGCAGACGTACCTATTGGTATAGCACGCGGTGCCGCGCAGGGTATCCGCATGATTGCGGATGCTTTTGGGCCAGATAATGTTGTATCGCAAGCCTACCGTGGTATGGAGGATATGCTGGGTGAGTTGTACTCGGCACAGGCTAAGAATGACCAGAAGAAGATAGCCCAGATCATGAAAGATGCCGAAGATAAAGGCATCGGTGATCAGCTTATTGCCGCAGTTAAGGCTTTTGGTACTGCGCCTGTTGATATACTTTCTCAAGCTCTTGGCACTGCCGCGCCAATTGTTGCTGGTGGACTTCTTGGTTCAGTCGCTAGATTAGGAGCAGCAGGTGTTGGTGCAGTACAGACTGGACTCGGCGCGGCGATGGGTGCAGGTACTGTCAAAGGTACGATCTACGAAGCTGTTAAAAGTGCGCTCACAGATTCTGGTGAAGATCCTAAAGTTGCCGAGCAAAAAGCTCGTGAGGCTCAATCCTATACAGGCGAAAACTGGGGCCAAGTTTTAGCAGGCACAGTGCTTGGTGGTATAGCTGGCAAATTTGGTGCTGAAGATCTTCTACTAAAACGCTTTACTCAAAAGGCAGCGCAAGAAGGTGCTGAAGCTATGGCACCTGGGGTGCTACGTCGCTCACTTACAGCAGGGGCAACTGAAGCTGTGCCTGAGATGGCGCAAGCTGGTCAAGAACAATTAGCTGAAAATGTTGCGCTGCAACGTGCAGGCTTTGACGTTCCCACGTTTAGAGGGGTTGCAGGACAAGCAGCCCTTGAAGGTTTGGCAGGTGCAGGACTCGGTGCCGGGTTGGGCGCATTGCCTGGGACTACGCCGCGTGACCAACAAGCTGAAGAGTTTCGTCGTACGTTAAAAGACCAAGAACAAGAAACGACGACTGAAGAAACTGAAGAAACTGACGAAGCTCAGAAGAAAGCTAAGAAGTTAAAGCTTGAAGATCTTGATCCTGCACAAGTTCAAACTACGCTCAAAGACTTAGAAAGATTCACGATTGACCCAGAAGCCCTAAAAGAAAGGGGCGTTAAGAATGAGATCAAGAATAGTCTTCGTCTTTTAGGCTTGCCTGAAACGCAAGTTAAAGGTTTTTTACGCGCCAAAAATAACCAAGAATTAGTCAATGCACTGACTAAATTTTTGACGCCTAAACCAGACACAGAGGAGAAACAAGGTGAGCAACTTGACCAACTTGACAAACAAACAAGTGGAACAAGCACTGATCTATCTGTCGGACCCGGAGGTGAAACCGTTACCGGAAGAGCTGCACCACCTTCTACCGGCGGAATGGGGAGTGCTACAGATGCTTCTCAGCAGGTTGGAATGGGAGCGCAACAACTTGACACTGCATTAATAGAAAAACTAAAAGTTACTCTTCCAACAATGACGGATGAGCAGCTTGATGATTTAGCAATAAAAGCTTATATGGGTGGAATGCCCAAAGTAGGCGCTTTTATAATGGAAGAAGTTAAAAAACGACAAGGAGCCATTAGTGCCGCTACGCCCCCTGAAGCCCAGCAAAAAGAAGAAGCAAGAGCAGAAGCGCCTGCTCAAGGAGCAGCAGTGGCAGCTCAACAAGCAGCCAAACCTCCTTCAAGCACAATTAACTCAGAAGCCGAAGCAAGAGCTAAAAAATTATTAGATGACGATGAGGATTTTTTCATAGCTCAAGCTACTAGAGTAGGTACTACTAGAAAAGCAGTTGACAGATTAAGTGAAATGCAAGGTCTCTTGAAAGAGAACTTGACTGAAGAAACCCGACAGGCTGTTGCTGAACGAGTTAATAAAATTTCTGCGGAAGTGCAAAGAGGTAAAGCTGAGGTTAGGCAGTACCTTGACGATTTGTTGACCGAACCTTCTGCTGGCACGGGCATAGCTTCTGATCTAAAGAAAATAGTGGATCTATATGACGAAGCTAGAGAAGAACTTAACAGGTACGCAAAAGAAGAAAACCCACAAGCAGCTACGGTTGGGTCTTCGTTTGATGATCTAACCAGAGATGAAAAACAGTATTACATCAATCAGCTAGAAAATAATACGCTTGACGAAGCTACGACAGCTCTGGAAAACCTTTTAGAATTTTCTGAGCAACGAAACAATTACATCAAAGAGCTAGGGTTAACAAGCTCTGATACTAGGCTAGATACACTTACCGCGTATGAAACAAATCGGAAAGAAGAAAGCGCTTATCGTGGGGTGTCTTTCCCTGCATGGAACGAACTAACGCCTCAAGAAAGGCAGACATTTGCTCAAATAGTGCCACGTATAGCAGGTAAGCGTGGGCCGTCTGGCGAAGCTATTACGTCTGGGTTTGCCGCAATTGAACCCACTGTTGCTGAAAGACAAGCAGATATTGTCAGGAAAGAGACTGCGGCCAGACAAGTAACAGAAGCTAAACTAAAAGAAAGGGTAGAAAGAGAACGTGATGTTTCTGGGCTAAAAAGTCCACTGCCAGATGATATTAAACAAGATGTTATGGCAGGTAACTCAGATAAATTAATTGACTACTTGAGTAAGTCAGCTAAAGGACCAATTACTGAAACTGCTGAACAAGCTAGAGACCGTAGAAAAAATAGACCAGGAGAAATCCAACCGTCTACAAGTCCGTTTCGTGCGGTTATTAATAGGATACTTGCTAACGTACTTAAGCCTTTAGTATCAAATGTCAAAATAAAGTATATACCTGAAAGTGATCTATCGGCTAATGGTCGCCCTAAAGACTTTATTGCGTCTTATGATCCAAAGACAAATACTGTATATGTTACTGATCGTGGGTTAAATGAAACCGCTTTACTGCATGAGTATGTCCATGCGGCTACGATTCAATCTATATTTAAATATCTTAATGGTCGTCGGGGGGAACTTTCACCTGGGCAGCAACGCGGAGTTGCTGCAATCATTAAGATGTACAACCAATTAAAGAATAATACCACGTTAGGTAAAAAATATCCTACAGCGTTTTCAAACATCTATGAATTCGTTTCTTATGGCTTAACTGATCCTAGGCTAGAAAACGATCTTAGACGTATGAAAAGCGCAGCGTTTGCTCTTTACACTGACTTTGTTGAAGAAACGGAACCAAAAGACACCGACGTTATAAAAGAAATTGGTTACGCTCGTTATTTAGACCAAAAGAAAAAAGAGCCTGAAATTGAGGTCAATGTTTGGCAACGTTTTGCTAAGTCGGTGGCTGATGCAATTGGGCTTACATACAGATATTCTAAACTTATTGTAAACAAACTTACTAAAGACGAAGTAAAAGAACTTAAAAAATCCTACACGCAAGCTAAACAAAGTGATCTTATTCAGCAACTAGAGCAGGGTATAAAAGAAATTGAAGACGTAGAGCCTTCAGAAAATCTTGCGCAAACTGAAAAAGAATATAAAAAGCTAACTAAAAAAATTGATGAAAGCCTTAGAAAGCTACGCGCCTTTCTGTCGCAAGGGCTTGGAAAAGGCGAAACAGCAAGCTATGAAAACATTTCAACAGAAGAAGCTCAACAAAAAATAAATGAAATTAACAAGTCTGTCGTTACAACTGATCCTGCTGAAAAAGCTAAGTTTATAAACGAATATAAATCTCGCATCGAGAACAAATACAAAACTGATAAGCAGGTTGAAGATGCTTACTATAGAAGCGGTAGAATTACTAGGAAACCATTTACTACAGAACAAGCTAATGAAATTAAGCGACTAGAAACAATTGTACAGATTAATAATCTTGAGGCGGATAAAAATCGAATAGCTGGTGATTTAAGTATATCGCCGTTGCTTACAGACATTGACTTTTCAAAAGTCACAACAATTGATCCTGGTTACCTTGGTAATGCTTTCGTAGAACTTATATCAGCATTTGAGGAAATTGCTTCTGCGCCTGAAACCATTCCTGACTTTAGATTACAAGAGGTTAGGAAAAACGAAAAAGGCGAATACATGGTTTACAAAGTTGGTAAACCAGAACAAGAAGAATTACTTATAACTGATGCCGAGGCTGAAAAAACTATCAAAGAAACGGGTAATCGTCTTGTGTCAAAGATGGAAGCTGAAAAGCCGACACTTGCCACAAAAACTCGTGCGCTTAAAGATGCTTTTAATAAAGATGGTCGTACAAGAATTATTGAGCAAGCACAAAACTATAGGTATAGAGTTGATCGTATAAATAATATTTTACGTAGAGTTGGTAAATTAATATCGTTTGGCAAAGACCAAAACAACTTGGGTACGGCCTTAGCTACATCAGCAGGCCGTGCGGAAAACGCATACCAAAAGCATTTTTATACAGACATCAGTAAGGCCAATGACATGTTGGCCGATTTAGCTAAATCTATGAGCATCACAGTACAAGATGCTTTAGCTCGCTTACACATGTATGCAATTCACTTGCATGACCCAGAACGTAGAAAAATTAAATACCTGCGGGAAGTACCCCTTACTGATAACCAAGCAGTTAGGGATCGTGACAGCATCATAAAAGACGTAATTAAAATAGACCGAAATAAATTGGGCGACGCTGCGGCTAAACAAGAAGCTCAAAAACTGCTTGCAAAGTTGGAAGCACTTGTGGCGGCAAAGGGGGTTAAAACTTCTCCACTATTTGATATGAACAACGAAGCCTACAACACACTAGGCCCGTATAGCTTAGATCAAATAGAGGCATTTGGTCGTGCGTTTAGCGGCGACAATAAAACTAAAGCTGAAAAACTTATAGACGTACTTCAAAAGATTGAACAGACAACGATTGACCTTAACAAAAAATCAAACTACTTTTCACCGCCAGTACAGAACTTAGTTGATTTCTATGACTTTAAGTTTTACTTCCCGTTTAAGGGTAGACCTGATACTGGGCCTTCTGACTATCAATTAGATTACTTTGGACAAAACGTTGGTGGGGATCTTCAAGACAAACAAGAAGCTTTTGATGGTCGTATCACTGATGCAGATAACCCAATCCTGAATGTTCTTAATGAAGCTAGCAAATCCGCCATGCGTCTTGGTAGGCATGAGGCTGGGGTTACGCTTTCAATTAAAAACCTAATAGACTCAAAAATAATCAGTGGTAAGCCTGTAAAGACAGTTTCGTTTGAACAGAGATTTGACAACAAACTTAATGAAGAACTTAAACGTGGCGTAAAAAATATATTTCATTATTTGCCCGACGGTAAAATTCAAATTTATGAAATCAACGATAGGCAAATGCTTGAGGCTATCAAGCGCCCGTTACGTGATGACAATTGGTTTATTGATAGTGTAGGTAAAGCCACAAGTTTCTTCGGCCAGATGCACACCCGCTACAACCCAGCGTTTGCGCCAATGGACTTTTTGCGTAACTTATTTACCTATGCAGGGGTGCTTGGTGCTGAGACTTCTGGCAAACGTGGACTACAAGTGATGTCTGAAATGGCTAGCATCTTAGCTACTAACGGCTTTACTAAAACTGCCAAATACTCACTTGCATTTAGTCGTGGTAACAAAGCTGAGATGGCTCGACTTGCCAACCTTGATCCTTTCTATAAAGATCTTAATGAGTACTACGAACTAGGTGGTCGAGTGGCATACCTGCAAGGTATTACCATTAAAGATAATCTTACTGATGCAGTCAACGCGGCAGACCAAAACGGTGTCATCAAGTCTTTAAGCGGGGCAAATAAATTCTTTGATGCTTGGCTTGACATGTTTGAGATGTCCACTCGCATCGCCGCTTACCGTACGATGCGGGATCAGTTTGTAGCTGAAGGAATGTCACTTGAACAAGCAAAAATTGAAGCTGTTGCTTACGCTAAAAACCTTGCTAACTTTGAAAAGACAGGCATCAGGGGTAAAGAACTTGGCGCGTTTTTCATGTTCTTCAGGCCAGCAGCCACAGGTGCAGTACGCGCTTACGAAGCCTTGTCCCCAGCTCTTGACTATTTCAAATCCGACGAAGAACTCAAAAAGATAGTTAAGAAAGAAGCTGAAGATGTTGGTAAGTTAACCGACGCTGACATCAACAAGCTTGTCAAAGAATATCGCAACAGAACTAAGAGTGCTGCTACTGTGTCAGCTACTCTGTTTGGTGTCGGCGCGGCAACGTTCATGATGGCAGCAGCTATGGCTGGCGATGATGACGAAGGTAGGAACAAAGTCTTAACCGACGATACCGCACGGTGGGTACGTAGTGCTCGATTCAATACCGGCCTACAGTCAGGCGGCAAAGATATTGTTTTGCAATTACCTTGGGGCTTTGGCCCCGGCGCTTTTGCATCAGTAGGTGCTCAGATCGCAGCCTTTGCATCAGGTTCGCAGTCATTCGGTCAGTTCATCAACAACGTCTTGGATGCTGGTGCTGAATCCTTCATGCCTATCCCGATTTCCAAGATCAACAAGTTTGAGCATCCTGTAGAAGCCGCTCTTGACTCTGTACTCCCCAGTGCATTGAAGCCTCTCTTTGAGTGGGCGATGAACATGGATGGTCTTGGCCGCGAGATTTACAACAACAGGCAGTCACGGAACAGTGATGCCTACACAGGCGGTGACAATATCCCAGAGTTTTTCAAAGATGCTGCCCGTCTGTTGTACAACATGTCAGACGGTAAGATCGACGTGTCCCCCAACACGATGTACTTCTTCGCCAACAACTACCTTGATGGCGTTTCTCGTCTTGCATCCTGGAGCTACAACACGGCGCATACAGTTGCCGGTAACCGAGACTTTGACTTCAAGACCGATACGCTTTTGCTCGATGCCTATCTGAAAGCTCCGTCTAACTACGACGCACGGCAGTTCAGTGAAGTTGAGAAAGAAATTAAGGACCTTGAACGACGTTATCGTGCCTATACTTCAAGCGGCGATGCGGAGCGGATAGCTGACTATTTCCAAGAACATCCTTACGACAAGTCAGTTATCGACTACTACAACAAGTTCAACGGGCAGTTAAACAAGTTGCGTGAGCTTGCCAACAAGACAAGGACTAATACAAACCTTACGATCAAAGAAAGGCAAGACCAAGTCCGCGTTTTGATTGATAACCAGAACAAGTTGAAATCAGCCTTTGTGCAGTCCGTTGCCGCGTACGGTATTGAGCCAGACTAAGCCAACCGCCAGCACCGTACGCCCAGCACGCCATCTTCTACAACTGTGTAGCACTTTACCCGCACACCTGCTCGCTTAGATGTTTCGTCAATGACATGGTGGGTGTTAGCGATATGGACGGTAGGTATGAAAAAGCTCTCACCTACCTCCATAAACTCGTAGGGCAGAATCCACTCTGGTTCTTCAACCACAGGACAAGTCCTCTTCAAAGAGGTCGGACACATCCAGCTTAAACTCGTACCCGTGGATGTTGGATACGTTGAACTTCCACCCTGCACCAAACCGCAACTTATACGGCGATACCATCTCTGTTGTGCCGTCCTTCCTCTTGATTCGTCCCTTGTTGAGAACGCCCTTGTGCAGTAGCTCTCCTTCAAACCCAGGGATGTTGATCTGTAGTTTCTCTAGATGCTCCCGCATGGCAGATGAGGATACAAACACCCTGCCTGTATCAACCTCCACACGAATCAGCAGCTTGTCACCTCTTGGCTCCATCACAACTTTGCCGTTGTTAATCATCAGTATCGAATTCATATTGTTGGCTATGTATTCGTTGATGATGTCCTCGTAAGACTTCTTAGTCCTACGCTCTTGGTAGTGCATGTCCCAAAGTTCTTTGAGTACGAACTGATAGATTTCCTCAAGGTCATAATCAAGAATCTTATACTTGATAGCTATTTCCCCTGCGGCAAAAATTGCCGCCAACCCTCCTGTCCAATAGCTGTAGCCCGTGTCATCAACAAAGTCTTTAAGTATGCGTAGCTTCCAATTGGTGACAGTCTTTTTGGCGTTGTCAATGTTGTACTCGTATAACGCCTTAACAAACATCGGCCCTGCATGACCAAAGTGTTCCTTAAATGGATTGAACAGATGCTGACCTTCGCTTTCTGTTAGTCCGGGGGGCTTCTTAATATGAAACTCAAGTAAGCGACGAAGTTCACCCTCTGGGTTAGCTTTGCCTGTGGCAAAGAGTTTCTGTCTGTTCGACTGGTTGGTTGTCATCAGTACAAGCTGGCTTGAACCGTCCGACACCTTGCGCTCTAAGTTATATGAAGTCTGTAGCCTTATCTTCGGTTGCTCGTTCATAGGCAACTTAAATACGGCATCCGATATGACCTGTGGTTTGAAGTTCGATGTTTCGTCTATACCAACTAGAAGATTGCGTAGTGTCGTAGCCCTCTGATAAATACCGTTAGAAGTTGCTCCGTCTTGGGTTGTAATTTTTTGTTTTATAGGATCGCCGAACACACTAAGGCCAGCTTGCAGAGCACCTGTCTTGCCTGATCCCTTTTCACCCGACAGACTCATAACAAGCCCACCGATATTTGTCATCGGCACAAGTATCGATCCAAACCCAGCGAGTAAAGATAGCCGGTGAATTTCAAACCCTGGTCTAAGAAATTCTTCAGCAGCCGTGCGCCAACCACCATACGTTCCATTCGGTCTAATGTGAGGCGACACGTTGCGTAGTGAAGGCGACACAGGGCACTCAAAGTCACCCTTGGGCGTGATCTCGATGCCACCCGACACGAAGGACTCATAGTTTGCTGAAGTCCAACCCATCTGGATACGCATGTTTTCTGCTTTTCTCCTGTGAATAAAGTGCGAAGCCCATTTCATAAAATACTCCTTGAGTAATGCAACACCCTTGTCGTTGACCATGATCCCGTTGCTGTACAAAAACTCTTTGTACTTGTCAGGCATCCCCAGATAGCGAAGCGGCAAGATATGCTGCGTGTCACCGTCTTGCGGCAATCTGATCATCAGTTGTAATGACTCACCTTCAAACGGACTTGTCAGTCGTTTGATAGGAACAATGTCATAGGGATAGACTTGATACGGTGCTTGCTGGATGCCGTTCTTGTCTGGTGCTGGTTGGAAATAAATGCCACCGTTAGCTGGCCGCATGAAGGGGAACAAGTCAGGTGGGAACTTTAAAAATTCCTTCGGTATAGTCTCGCCGCTTTTTTCTTCTGTGTCGGTTGGCTCTGCGGGATCATCAGGACTTGGCTCTGCCAACTTAAGTCTGGCAACGATGCCGATTGGCGAGTTTGATCTGACTTTACCTTTGTACGGACATCCATCACAACCGCCGGGGTTGAGACCTTCAAAGGCTTCACAGCCGTGTGCCCATCTTGCTTCGGCAAGACTTTGTTGAGCTTTTCGCTCGGTCTTTTCTGGGGTGTACGTTGGATGTCCCTCGGAGAGGAGATGGATTGCTGTATCAGCATCAACACACCTAGCGGCGACAGATATTCCAGCGTACCACATCGGCTCCTGACAAGTAGCTGTGTTTTCGATGATCCATCGGATTTGGTTACATCCGTTTCCTGCGAGAGATTTTTCTGCGAGTTCTCTAAATTCAAATTCATAGTCGTCATAACCAAGAAGTTTTTTAGTATCCTCATCAAGTCCACGTTTGACTTGAGCGAGGTCAAATTCAGCCACAGGTTTAGCGACCTCACCAAGACAAGATACGATCTCATCCAGTGAGTACAAGTTAATATCCGTGATGACTTCAGTTAGTGGCGGGTCAACTGCATCACAATTCTTGCCATAGTTGTAAGTGCCTGGAACCCGCAAGATCCTTGCTCTGTCGGCTGGCACAGCAGGGTCGATTACCAATCCATGATCAACGCATAATTGCTTGAGTTTCTGTGCGTAGGGTAACCACTCTTTAGTCGGTATCTCTTCTTTGAGAATCCAATAGACATGAAAGCCATTACCTGAATCAACCACAGTCGGCTCAGGCAACCCCATCTTCTCGACCCAACTGATCACCGCATCTTGTGCTTCATCCTTTGTTGCGTAGCTGTTCTTCTCTTTACCTACGTCAATATCTAAAAAGAAACTCTTGATATAGAGGGAGTCGTCTGCCGCCCGTGAGTAGGCTGTTTCAAACGACGACAATGCAAACCAAACATTAGTGTGGGCCTCCTTCTTTGCTTTTTCAATTAACTTATACAACTCTTCTAAAGATGCGTTTTCAGCAAACCTTTGCCGCATCCTGCTAGGCTCACTCATGGAGCACAAACAATAGTTGCCTTGGCTAGGCAGTATTGCCTCAAGAAATTTTTCGTACATGGCAGTAGAGACAATAAGGGCAGGGACCAGCCCTGCCCGTAGACAATCCCAAATTAATTGGGGCCAGATGTCAGACTTTTATAGTATTCAATTGAGGACTTGTAATCCTTGATCGGTAGCACTCCTTTTGCTAAATCTTCATCGATGATTTTTATGAGAGCTTGAGCTACAGGAACTTTATCTGCGTTCATAGGCTTCCCACGAAACCAACTATGCACAGTCATCCGACTGACGTTCATTAACTTAGCCACGAGCGTTGTATGTAGCTTTGCTTTAACACATCGTTTGGCAAGCAGAATCTGGATACCGTCCTTGACGGTTTTGGTATCCAGATCCTTAATGAACTCCGCTGTATAGCTTCTAGGCACTTTTCTTAGCCCACTTCTTCACAAGATCAGACGCAGTGCCATCGCTAGTAGCCGCGACCTCGGCACGTTGAGTGCTCTCACGTTTAGTGGGTTCACTGTCATCGTTCTTCTCGCCCTGATAAACCGTCATCTTAACTGCATTGATGGCGGCTGGGGCTTGCCCTTGCTTGCGGATCGTTTCAAGGTCATTCGTATCGACCGCACCTTGAGGTGAAAACAGTACACGCGGAACCTTAGCCTTCGTATCAAATTGCATCTTGGTAACCACCGCCCCAGCACTGACGTTATGGGACGCAAGCATCTGTACATACGGACGGAAGGGCCAACGACCATTTTCTTCCTCTCCGAAAGAAGATGTTGCAGGAAGCACCAACTGATACACAGGGCCATCAAGCTGTTGAGGCAGAACTACCGCAGTGCGCCAAGACATGCGGCAAGCTGTACCCGTACCACCTTGGCCTGAACCCTTGATCGCGTTAGGACACGCGGCACAGGTAGGCGACACAGGGTCTTGAACCTCTGCATCAGGCGTTTTGGAATCAGATGACCAGCATACTGGAGAAGATTTTTGCCCTTCTTTGTACGCACCTTCGTAATAGGTACGCGCCGGGTTATGAGCCATCTTTACAAAGATCACACCCATGCTTCGATCTTCAATCGAGGCTTGCTCTTTACCGTTGACAATCATACGGAAGGTTCCACCAGCGATGGAAATCCTAAAGTTCTGCATACCACCGGCAACTGCTTTGGTATCGTCATCGAGACCCTTGGTTACGATGGCGGCTTGCTGAAGTACTACTGCGAGATCGTTACTCATTTGACTAAACTCCTACTGGGTTAACAACTCATAATTGGGGGCAGTGATTACTGCGTCCCTACTTGACGGCTTGTACACCGTTACAGTGTACTCACGGGCTACATTTATGCCTGGGGGCAAGCCTTCTTTCTCACGCCCCACCATAAATTCTTCAAAGTTTGTTTCATGGACACGCTTCTGAAGCAGTTGCGGCGCTTTCTGCTCAATCACGAATTCATAAAAATTGTTCCAGTCAGTGACGTGGAACCGTGACTTAACTTTACGACTAATAGTACCGCTTTGAGTACGAATGCTATCCGCACCCTGTTCAGCACATAACTTCAACATCTCTTGCTCAAGCACAACCTGCTGTGCCTTCAGTGCCTCGTCCGTGGATTTGAACGTGGCGGCTAACTTCTCCCGCTCACCACGAATGTTCATGAACGCACTGACGATATCATTCAGATTCATTATCAGCCTCCATTTCAGATGAATACAACTCAACTAACTTCTCATGTAAATCAATTTTGTTTTCCAACATGCGGTACATCTTTCTCTCTACTTCTGAACCTTCAAGATGAATCACAGTCATCTTGTTTTGCTGACCTACTCTATCAATACGCGCTACACACTGTATATAAGTTTCCACTGACATGACAGGCGACCAAAACACAATCGTATCTGCCGCTGTAAGTGTTATGCCATGCGATGCCGCTTGAGGTTGTACGACAAGCACTCGCGGATTGTCCGATGTTTGAAATCTAGAAAATATAGCAGCACGTTCTCCTGCGCTGACTTGACCGTTGATGATCTCTGCTGTGTAGCCTCCTTTAATAAGATGTTTGTGAACAAGCTCAATCGTATGTGTGTACGGAACAAAGACTATAACCTTGCGCTCAGTCTCTATCATCACTTCTTCAAGTACACGCAAGCGATGCGATACGTCAAACTCTAACACTTCTCCAGTGTCTGTGTAAACAGCTCCACCAGAAATTTGTAACAATTTAGTAAGCATAGCGGCGGCATTGACTGCGCTGACTTTCTCACCAGCCGCTTTAATTAACATTTCATTCTTAAGTGATAGATAATATTTCTGCTGTTGTCCAGTCATGGGGGCGCTACGGCACTGATACATGACCTCTGGCAAATCTAAGCACTCATCTTTAGTGAACCTGATCGCAGGTTGTAATACTTTATAGACCACCTCTCTAGCACCGGGGCGAGGCATCCACTTAAAATTAGTAACGGGAAACATCACCCTATCACGCCATGCGCCAAAAAATTTTGGTACATTTTCTGGACAGACTAGCTTGGCAAGCCCGTACGCATCCACAGGCGACTGAGAGGCAGGAGTGCCAGTCAGCATCCACAACCCTGTATAGGGTAGTACCAATGACTTGAGTGTTTTCCAGCGTAATGTTGTTGAGGTCTTATAAGCGTTGGCTTCATCAACTACGATGAGATCAAACCCAGCGTTATAAATATCTTTAGCTACAATATTTACACCATCATAGTTGATGATGACGAACTCGTAACCACCGTTGATAATTTTTGACCGCTTGGTCGCCGATCCATAAGCCACGGCTGTTCTACGGTGCATAGCAGTCTTAAATAGGTCTGCCTGCCATGCTGAATACATAATTGATAGTGGGCAGATGATTAGCACACGCTTGAGGATGCCTTGGTTCATCAGGTAGTCACAGGCCCATATGACCGATGACGTTTTGCCCGTACCTGCTTCGTTGAAGCAGAAAGCCCGTGGGTTGTCAGTTAGAAATTGTGCCGTCGTCTTCTGATGATCAAACGGCTTGAACATTCCGGGCCAACTATAGTCTTGCATAACTTATCCATAACTAAATTAACTTGTCACGCACGCGTCGGGGAAAATCCCCGACGATGCGACTAGACCTAACACGCCAGGAGGCTCCACTATGTAAAGCTGTAAACGCTGTCTAGTTGATGCGGTTTTTTGGGGTGTCCACTCACACCTAACGACTATGACGTTCCAACTGCCAAGAAACGCCCCCCGTCTGGATCACAATTAAATTATAGGGGCTAAATTAAATATGTCAACCCTTTTTTCTCTCTCTTTTGCTAACTTCCGAAACTAATTGTCGTTTGGAGTTACGTCGAAAGGATCTATTCGTACTTGGAGATTGTATTGTGTATCCATCTCCATTCGTACCTCCCTTTGATAGGGCGCGTCGATGAGCGATATCCTTACCCTCTCTTGCGTCTGCCGTACCATCATGATCAGCATCCTTACCGCGCTTGTCAACAGCTCGTCTAGCTCGTTGTCTTTCCATGCGGTCTGCATGTTCACCTCTAGCTTTTTGTTGCTGATACTCTTTTTTGTATGGCCTTGGTTTGTTGACGTAAGGCATATCAACTCCTATTGAACTCACAAGTTCGCACGGCACAGTAGCCGCACAGCACAGTCGGGTTAGCTAACCATTCATTGGTTGCGTGAGCCGCTTCCCACCGAGCGAGGTGAGGGGTGAAGTGTGCCCACAGATCGTCAGTTTGATCTCTTGTGTAGGCTTCGTCAACTATGACGTTGTGCATGATGAAGAACAACGCGGCCTTGATATTCAGAACCTCTGGGAAGTGGGCAAACACCATCAAACCCATGAGCTTCAACTGCATAGGATCAGGGTAGTTGGCCTTACCTGTCTTGTAGTCCACGATGTGTGCCGTGTCACCATCAACGATGATCATGTCAGCGATACCGCGAACCCACCGATTTTTGTCCTCGTAATCACAAGCCTTGCGGTCAGGCAGTAGTCCCATCTTGTATTCAGGGTACTTGTTGCCTTCGATCTCCAGGATGCCATCGACATAGCCTTGGTATCGCTTGTAATTGTTTGGAAGAGGTGTGCCATCTACAGCATACTTCTCTAAGGCTTTGTGAACTGCATTGCCATAGCGTAGAGCTTGCGTGTAGGGCTGTTGAAAGTTCTTTGCGATCTGGGTTTCGTAATGTCTACGTGGGCAACCCATGAAATCTTTTAGACGAGAATAAGACCAATTTATAACTGATTCCATACTAAGTTCTCCTATCCACACGCTCCGTAGGATAAACCATATTTGGCCTCACATGTGATAGGTAACCCAGGTGCCCAGCTTGGTCTAGTGTTCATACATTCTATGACATAGGCAAGGGCTTCCTCTAACTCATCTTCCTCTACGACAACCACCACAGCATCATGCACAGTCAACGCAGGTCGGTACTTTTTACTGATCAAGAGCATCTGCTCGCCGATGACACAACGTGCTAGTGCTTGCACAATATTTTCAACGATGGAGCCGCCCCAGACAGACACTGGACCCTTACGTGATTTATAAACAATTCTAGATTTAGCTTCAGATGTGTCACGGATGATCTCAGGGTAGTGCAGATAAAACCCGTTGGGCAGTAACAAGCCCTCTGGACAGGCAGTCACGCAGTCGTGAACTCCTATGTAGTAGTCCTTCTTGTTCTTGGGCCAGCTTATAAGTTCTCCAAGAAAGTCATCACACTCGGCCCATAGGTCAATGATCTTGTCGTTCTCTGATCTATAAAGATCAACGATGCGTTTAGCTTCGTCATCATCAACGACAGCCCCAGGCGGCTGAGTCTTTAAAGTGTGCTGTAACTTGGCCGCACCTGTCCCGTACCCAAGTCCTAGTATGCAGGTCTTTCCGACAAAGCGTTCTATCGGATGCTCTTTTGATATGGGGCGGCCATATACTTTAGTTGCAAACTCAGAGTACACATCCCTGCCTTGAGCGAAGGCATCCACCACATCAGTCTGCCCAGCTAGCCATGCAAGGATGCGAGCCTCGATCTGTGAAGAGTCCGAGTTGATAACAACGTAGCCCTCATGTGGAACCACGGCGTTCTTCAATGTCTTTTTCTTTTTGTCGCGGCTAGGTAGGTTCTGGAAGTTAACCTTGTCTTGGCCCGCCCAACGTCCTGTGTGTGCGCCATAATATTTTAATGGTATTGGTAAGCGGCGTTGGTTACGCTTGCCTATGTCGATAAACCGCTCGATGCGTGACTCTTCGATGGTTGACTTAGTGCCTAGACGCACGGCACAGAGTTGTTGAATAAACGGATCTTCGTGTTCTGTTAGCGCAATGAACCCTTCGTCGTTCTTAGCCAGTGCAAACGTAGGCTTGCCCGTGGTCGGGCTTTCTTTGATCGGCGGCTCTACGCCAAAAGATTTTAAAAGTTCGGCGAACTGCTTATTTGATGCCAGTTTTTTCCTTACCTCTTCCTCAGTATTACAGCCCAGCTTCTCTTTGAGCGAACTAAGAAGTTCAGACTTCTCAGCTCTTACATCATCTAATCTTTCTAGTAAAAGGTTTTCATCCACAGTAAACACAGGATGGATGAACATGCGCAACGTGAGATTGATCAGGTCAAGCTCAGACTCAGGGAACCTTGGAGCCATACACCCAAACAGTTTGTAAGTCAGCTCAACATCGTTAATACAATATTCGCCGTAACGTGCAAGCTCCTCTGGGGTGAAGTCAGCCTTGCGCTTACCCTTGGCATGGATAACTTCTTCGCCCTTCACCCCGATCTGATACCGCTCGGCCAAGACTTTGAGACTGCCCCCCGCATCCACACCGTGCAAGGCGCGAGCCATACACAGTGTGTCAAGATATTTTTGTGGAGAGATTTGTAATGTCCAGGCGAGCACGGAGCCATCGAACATCGTGTTGTGGCACAGTAGCATGGAGTCCCGCCAAGGCAATGACCTAAGATGTTTATTTAACATCTCACGCGACCCTGAAATCCAGTATGCGGGGGTATCGTTGATCTTGATACCGATACCGATAACTTCAAATTCAGGGTGACGGACGTACTCCTCCGTCGTCAGTCGGGTCAGTGAAACTTCTTGACTGTAAAAAGTCTCTAGGTCTAATGTTATTAGGTTCACGCTACAACTCGGTATGCTTCTCGTTTACGAATTTCACCTTTGCCACGAACATAAGGGTTCCACCAATACGTACCGCTCTTTCTACATTTAAAATGCCCTCGTACATAATGTGCTGATATATCTGAACGTCTAGATACTATGCCTGTAGGTGATACTGACTCTGATTCTGATATTGATAATACTGTATATGCTGGTGAAGAAAGCTTTTGTTTTAATCTTTTTCCAAATGCAGAGGATAAAATTTTCCCCGGTACACGCGTTGCGGTTATGCCAGACTTACAATTGATGAGCATCAATGCTGCGAATAAATTTGTGCTTAATTCTTCTGAAGCTTCTTTAACTAATTTTGAAAGAATATCTTGGTCTTTAAAAAAGTCTAGATTTATAGATGGTAATTTTTTATTAACTGCTCTAGAAATTATTGATGGTGAAGGTATTACACACATCTCTACCAAAGAATTAGGGAATCGTAGCAATGCCCTTGCACTGTTTTGTTTAATTTCTTCTGTTGGGTTTAGTATTATAGCTATCATCGATATTTCAGCAGTGTTAATTTCTTCAAACTCCCAATAAGGTTGTACTAACATCATATTTTCAAATTCAGGATACGCGGTAATTAACGCTCCAGATATCGATATTTGATATAAACTAAGATCATCTTCTTTTATTGAAGATTGTTTTTTTCTTAAAGCTTTTACTTCTTCAGTATGTTTAAATTCAATAGCTATTTTATTGTAAGGCAGTCGTAAAGTAGATAAATCATCCGGCACTATATTTTCAGGCGAATTCATTAAAGCCTGTGCAGCCAAAGACAGCTCATCAGATAAAACAAATGTTTCTACGCCGTCATTAGATATACTTGTGCTATAACTTAAATTTACACTGGGTTTTCCTGGTATTTTAACGATATCAAACTCTCCTGACACAATACGTGTTATCAGAGGTTTATAACGACCGTCATCCTTTCGTTTGGTTTTCATGGTTCTACCTCTTATCTGGAGAATCGCCGCTCAATCTCTTCGGCTCTTGATAATGGTCTTGGCTCATGATCTTCCCTTTTTGTTTTGCCTTTGATGATTTCCTTCATGTGATACAGCGCGTAGTCATAACCTTCGCTGAACATCTCGTTACGGTCTTGTTCATTACCCCGCATTTCCTCAATAGAGTTCAACAAATCCAGACGCTCATCTCGCACAGCTTTTTTGATCATGGCTTGTACTTGTGACTCATCATACTGAGTGTCATCGTCGTAGGATCTTGGCTTCTGGTGCATGTTGTGATCCCCACTCATTTTTCACTCCTTGCTCGGATTGCTTGCGCGGCCACCTTTGTAATGTCTGACGCATATTCAGGATGTACAGCAAGCACATCACACACCTTCGCACACTCTTCACGTTCATGCGCGGCGACAAGGGCAGCGAAGCGTTCAAATATTGGTGCAAGGGCTCGCTCAATGGCCTCTTCTTGAGGTGTTTGTGGCTTAGGTAGCCGCACAGCCTCCCGCGCCATGCGGATTATTTCTTCTCTATCCATGACTCTTCTCCTTTAGCTTGGCTTCAATGGCACGGAAATAATTAAAACCCGTACCTTTACCGGGCGATACTGCGGTCTTTTGCTCTGTCTCTAGTGCTTGGCGCAGGGCGGTAATGGCTTGCTTTCTGCTAACAAGCCCAGCATGACTTAGCGGGTCACTCTCCAACGCCTCTAGCGCCATCTGCATAGCTTCTCTGCTCTTGTTTTCACTCATAGCTTCCCCTCATCAAAATCAAACCAATCATTGATTTCGTCCATAACTGCATTGACAATAGCTTCATTGATTTCGTGACGCTCAGGCGCGTTGTTATGTTCGTATGCTCGGTCATGCCCAAGAATCACACCGTCCAAAATACATTTATCAAGTAATTGCATAAATTTTGGTTTCATGCTCTATCCCCCGCATGTTGCTTCCATGTTTCTTTATCCTTCATACGCTGTTCGTACACTTCCATTAACAACTCTGCTGCTTCTTTAATCTTGAACTTTTCGTTAGTACAGTAATCAGGCAAGCCTTCGGCGTAACCCTCAAGCCATGCAGCTAACATGGCGAACTTATGTGCAGGACTCATTATTCCCTCCTGCGTTGCTTAGTATCCGTGCTATCTCACGGTCGATATACCAACGTGCTTTACGCAAGTCCTCAACCTGCTCATTCTTCAGGCCAGCTCTCCAAAGATATTTAATAGCATTGCCTACACAGAAATTCATGTGCTCGGTAATCTCTATACACTCGACACCGCTAGGGTGCTCGGTGTAATGCTTAGGATGGTTTACGGGATCGTTCATAGTTTCTTACCTCCATAATTGCGTTTGCCACTAGCTCTTGCGCTTCACGCACAATGCTCCGTCTGCCTCTAAGTACACCGACTATGAAGCCAGCTAAAAACCCACCCATACAAATTATAAAATCTTCCATCCCTTCACCTCATTCGTCCATGATCTTTTCCATAATTGCATTGTCGTAAGACGTGCGTGTGCTTCTGTTAACTCAGTCGTGGTGTACTCTTTGCGTTCGTGCTCACGCCCTGGCCCTACCCACTTGTGTGACTTACTGTAGTGCGGTAAGTACGGCACACCACGCAAAATGAATACAGGTTGTGTTTCCGTTTCTGCTGGTTTGTTTAAATTCATTATGCTCATTTCACTTCTCCGTGAAGTCTTAATTTGATGCGCTCCATGTCCAGATCCGCAATACGCTTACGTTCAGCTATCACTTTAGGATCTTTCCAGGGATACGGTTGCTTAAGCAGTCGCCACTGTCTTTTGAACGTTTCGAGCACGTTTGTGCTTTCGCTTGTTGTCTTTATTTGCATCTCTTTCTCCTGTCATGTTGAATGGATCACTGAAAAAAGGTTCGGGCATGGTCACCCTCGTCTTAGAAAACTTCTTGCAAAACATCTGGTCTTCGTTTTTCTCCTTTACTTCTTTTGCTTTAGGCTCCATCGTTATAAATTTGTAGTGCCGCTCTGCCGTGATGTACGGTCTGTCAGGATCTTTCTTTAAGAAACTTTCAACACACCCCAACCGCGAAAGTCTGGTCATCAATGAGTAGACAGTGTTCTTGTCTAGCTGCACTTGCAACGCAATCTCTCTCACGGTCGGCGGTGTTACTCGTTTCTTAACGTACTTGAGTACCTTGAGTTGTTTATCGGTCAGGGGATGTGGGGTCATCGAGTCGCTCCTTTAACCACAATACCGCGCAACGTGAGTGAAACAAGGCTTCCTCTGCGTGGTGCAGTGCTTGCTCATAACGCCCTTCGTTAACGTGCATGTACACATTTTTTAGTGCAGTGTTCACTTGCATAAGATGTTTGCTTATATCTTCCATGATGTTCCTAAAATGGTGCAAGGGGTATGTCCTCTAAGTCCTTGTTCTTATCTTTGCGATAAGCCTTGACATCCTTGCGTTTGACTGTGATGTAGTCAGGGAACGGCCACCCGTCCGTGCGAGGAACTCTGATTAAGAGTTCACCCGCTCGTGATTCCTTAACGAAGTAGCCAACCTGACCTGTGGATTTAACAACGACCTTATCGGGCACGTTCAAGGATCGAAATCAGACGATTTTGGATCTCTCGTAAGATGTGCATCTCACGAGTTAGCTGACCAATTTCCTTGCCCACTTCCTCAATCTCATACTGGATCGTTGAATTGATTGCGTCTTTTTCTAAAGATTCGTATACCTTTTTAGGTACTACTACAACATCTTTTTGCTTTACGTTCTCTGGTGCTGAGGTAGCAATCGCTGACGCGTCAGCAATCATTTTTGTAATTATGTCTTTGTGGGCTTTAAAAAAGTGCCCGTCTTTCACGACGCGACCTTGTTCCAACATACGTGATAGAACTTTATAAATCGTAGTCGGACGAACCCCTAGTTGCGCTGCAACCGTTGAGGCTTTCATACCACCAGACTTCTCCAACATCTTGATGATCTTCTCATCATATTTTGCTTTACGCATTTACTGCTCCTTTTAAATAATGGACTAAGTGAACTACATTTTCTTCATTGATAACTAAGGCTAAACCCCCGCATGACTCGATGCGTTCAAGGTTATCCAGTTGGAGTGCAGTAGGTAGTTTTCCACCTGACTTGCACTCAATACCAATAAATCTTCCTTTAAGACATACTAGAAAGTCAGGTGCGCCTGACCGACCAAACCCGCTTGTGACGGGCATGACGTAGTACGCACCAAGCGATTCCAGTACATTCTTTACGGACTTCTTGACTTTTGACTCCGGTGTGCTCGCCAATAGAATTCCTCCAAGTAAGGCAACGAAGGTTCGGTTGGTGCTAGTACAAACCTTCCATCACCACGGTTATAAACTCTGTACTCAATTACAGATAACTCATTATATTGACCTCCTTTCAAATAAGTCAAGTCTTTTGTTGGGATGACTACAATAAAAAGTTCCGATGTGACATACCACCCTATCTCATAGAAATTACTGTTTCTAGGATGGTCATACATGCTCGTCACAGATATAAAGTCTATGTTCGCATCTGGCGATTCCTGACCCGCACGTATCATGGTTATCAACGATTTAATATTGTCTGGTAGAGTCTCTGGGGTAAAGATACGTACCATCCTGTCTCCGACATAGACTTCATACTTCCCATTGATAAACGCTACAGGCACACGATGATGATCAGGCATAGTCGCATGTTGTATCGGCGCTAGTCTGGTTCTAATATCCTGCGGGTTTCTCATCTGATGGCCCCTTTGCAATGAGAACGAAAGCATCTCTTTTAGTGACATTGTGATTGTCATACCGAGTCACAATGTCATAGTTCTCAAAAAAGTTGTCCGTCAGGGGAAACATCTTACTGATAGGTTGAGTTTCTTCCGCTGATTCATATTTCCTCAACTCATTCTCTGCGCCTACACGCCACATGCTTAACAACGAAGCTGCGTTGATAGGTAAGTCAGTAACATCATTGACGATGCGCCAGTCCTCAACAGGTACATACATCATGTGCATACCCGCCGCAGTACTTATCTCTGCTTTACGCACCTCGGCAAAGACTGCGGGGGATCGTTCTGACAAGTAGATTACATAGGCATTGTCGAAGTACGTGAGCCGCTCATTAAGCGCACTACGCTTGGTGTCTCGATCCATAAGTTTGACCATCCCCTCCTTGCATATATTAAATACTTGCTGAGAAATTGGATCTCCGTTAATGATATGCCGTGTGATGTTTTCACAGTCCTTTGTATCTAAATTTAAGTAGTAACCACCGTCAATACCTTTAGCCAGTTTGTTACGAACATGACTCTTAGTTTTTTCGTATATATGCGGCAGGTTGCCGTACAGCTCATTTAGCTTAGGCTTGAAGGCTGGCACTTCCTTCTTGAGTTGTATCATCAACATCTTCAGCGATCTGGACTTGCGTGTCATCCTACTAAGCTCGCCTCGACCCTTCTCCTTCTTGATCTTATTGTGTGCGACGTTGTAGCAGACATGTACACCATCGAAATGATTGACAGTCTCAACAAACGCCAAGCCAAACAACATGCCGTTCGGATAGATAAGCGACATGCTGTCGAATCTGTAGTTGTACGGATACACACCATAGACGGCATGTAGCTCAGACACCAAGCGAGTAAGGTGGTCTGACTCGCGTATAAATTTCTCAGCTTCAGGCTGTATGAATCGGTAAATTGACATGATTAGTTCTCCTGTTTATCTGTGTGAATGACATACCCCCAGTTGCCTGATGGTATGGGTTTACCTGCTTCAATGGTTTCTATCTTGAACGCTTGCTCTTGCTCATAAATTTCATCCAAGATAGATTTTTTAGCTCTGTCAAAGAATTTACTTCTATGGTTATCAATCAGCTCGTACAGACGGTTCGGACGATGTCTATAATTCCAAGGTACGCAGCTCATCTCGACTCTTCTCACGACGCGTGAGTACATGTCGTTGTTACCCAAGTTGTAGTTAATAGTTGAACTCAATCCAAAGGTCATATCTTCAACAATGTTCTGAGCACTTGCGGCCATGAAGAACCCCCTTGCGGCCTTGAACTCATCTTCGTATTTCTTCCGTATCAACTTCGTGAGATTTGTATCAAGACGTTTTACGTTAACGTAATAGTTGCAAGACTCATGCAGTCTCAGATCATTCAGATAAACACGTAGGCCAGGAAAGACTGGATGGACGACGCTACCGTTTTTCCCAAGCTGTGAATATCTTCTAAATGATATGTTAGTAAGTACCACCCCACCCCTACGTGAACTACTAAATAAACAAAACGACGGAAACAAACGATTGAGCATCGCTTGATCACCGAAGTATGGTTTCGATGCAAACGTAAAGCTGTCGTCTGTATGCACGTAGCCAAGCACCTGTTCATTGAGCTTGATCGTGACCGTGCCCTTGTTCTCGACGTAGTAGCGGCGACGACCATAACGACGATGGCCTAGCGGAAACTCTTTGCCACCCGAACCAGCGTAGGGTTTGTTCACCACTGTTTCTAGGCGTGGAGTTTCGTTTTGGTAAAAATATCTTCTGACTTGGGTTTCAAAAGACGGGTTTACAAAGTCCGCGTGTGATACACGCGGAAAGACATCTGCGTAGTTCATAGTTTCTCCTGGTTTAATACGACTATATTTCAGGCCGAATAACTTGTTCAGCCCAGGTAAAAGTTGTTTCAGTAATTGCTTTCTAGTAATCATTTGTCCATGAAAACTTTCTTACCTGTTGGTACGGTCAAATGTTTGTTCTGTGTGATCACCCACAGCAATGGGGCTGTGTGAGTCCATCTGATGTTGGATTCGACATGACCATCGGTGAAGAGGATGACGCACTCGGCATTGATGTTTTCCTTAACTAGGTATTCACTGACGCATGAAACTCTAGTACCGCCGCCACCCTTGGGCTTGAGCATGTGCTGAAGTCCTGCATAGTTTCCCTGAAACACTTGTTCGCCATGCGTTTCTGCATCCCACCAGATAACTCTGACTTTCTCCGGCTCGACTGTTTCGCAGATAGAGACCAGTTCTGTAGCGAACGCGTTCAGCTCCTCCCCACCTATCGACCCGCTCGTGTCGATACCGACCACGATCTCACCGACAGTCTCACCCATTGCGACTGGGATATAAATATCGTTTGCGACCATGCGACGGTTGTACCTACGCCAAGAATATTCTTGCTTACCTACGCAGATAGAGCTGACGAACTCTCGCAAGACTTCCTTCCAGTCGATCTTGGGGTCAAGCAAGTTGTCGATGTGTCGTGGTTTGTCCCCGCCAAGTATCCCTGCAAGGATGCCGCCTTGACGCAACGCACCATCGATCTTCTCGCCTAGCTTCTTGATCTCCTCTTCGCTCAACTTCTTGAAGTCATGCTCGTCCATTGTCTTTTTGTAGTTGCGGAGCATGTCATCGATGTCAGTCGGCTCGCGGTTGTTGTTGCCCTTGAGTTGGCCTTCATCGTCAGGTGAACCGCTATCTTGCCCACCCTCGTCACCTTGCCCGCCGCCTTGCTCTTTCTCTTTGTCTATCCTCTGTTGTTCTTTCTTCAGATAGTCATAGACTTGCGTGACACTCCAGTCACGGAACATAGGATTCCACAGCCAGCCTTCCCCGATCTGAATGTCTGGTGTGTTCCAACGTACGATGATGTCATTGACGACAAAGTCTGCGGCATAGTTCGCAAGCCTACTATCCTCTCTGAATATGTGCGTGTAGTGACTAAGGTGACGCAGGTACTTGTGACCAACCTCGTGCATGATCGTCGCACGGAGCAGTGGCTCATCGCATCTCTCAAGATACTTCTCACCATAGACCACGTTAACGCCATCGGTGTAGGCAGTGGATACCTTCTTGTCCACTCTCGACTCACCCATCACGATGATGCCTGAGAACAGCATCGTCTTCTCGTGTTTCATCAAGAAGATGTGGTTGCGCTTGAGCCTCTCGGCTTGAGATTCTTTCATGATATTTCTCCTGATAAAGAGGGGGCCATGCCCCCGTGAAATGCTAGTTAATTGCTAGCCAAGTAAGTGATGGTTAGCAATTGACCACTTGGTCACTGTCTCGTTGTAGCGAGCCAGTCGTGCCAACTTCGAGCGAAGCAAGATCACAAACCACAGCGTCTGGATCTCGACTTGCTTGATGCGATTGACAAACATCTGAAACTTGTTGAGCTTGTCCTGCGAGTCGATGTGATCAAGAGCTTGGAAGATCATCAGCAAGAGCGGCGCAGTGTCGTTCTCGTCTGGCATCTTGATGCCCATCGGATCTCTGATGATGTTGTCAAACTTCTCAACCTTAGACTCCATCTGTACAAACGCAGACATGTCACGGCCACCCCTCTCGCCAATCGTGCCGCACAAAAGCCCAAGCGTTACTGACTCCGGCAGCTTCGCTCTGATGATGGCATCACATTTCTCTAGTGAACGCGGCGAGACAAAAGACATCGAAGGCTTGCTCGGATGAAAGATGTACGGATTGTCCTGTTGATCTGGGTCGAGGTATGACTTCAGCATACGGGGATACACCGCTACCGTAGCCTTCACGATAGGGTGAATGTCTTTGTCCTGTGCCCATATCAACCACTCCTGCATACTCGGCTTCTGCATCTTGACGATGGTCAAGCGATTGGCAGTGTGAGCTGGCAACACATCTCCAACACCATCACTGGAGTTGTTCGACGTAGCGAACACATACGATCCTTTGGTAAGCGGCCTGTCACCGACTGTCTTCTCCAAATACATTCTGGTGTAGATCGGTTGCAAGAGTTTGGGAACCTTCAGCGCCTCGTCGATAAGCACAACCTTGGGACGTGGGTTGTCAAGGTTAAACAGACTCGACACGTAGTACTCCATCGACTTAGTCGTATGGTTGGGTATCGCTGCGGCCAAGTCCATCATCTCTTTGTTGGGGCCATCGATGTAGACGTAGTCGTACTTGTCATCCTCGAAATAGTCACCGACCTTGCGCCACTTGTCGCCGAACATCTCAGCTAGGCCACGCAGTATGGAAGTCTTGCCGCACCCAGGCTCAGACAAGACAAGGACAGTGTTGTGCTGACCGATAGCGGCGATAGCTTCGGTGGTCTGACTGATGGTCAGGGTTGGATAGGTTGTAATTGCAGACATGGTATTTACCTGTGTGATTAGTGTTTAATGGATAAGTGAATTACTAAGTGTGATTTCTGTATCACCCACGTTTTACATCTATTAAAACTTCATACCGAACTTCGACAGGATGTCATCCATGCCATCTTTAACTGTAGCCTTCACAGCCTCAGAGTCACGGATATCTTCGGCGGTATAGTTCGCAAGCACCTGTCGAGCCTGCTTGCGTATCGCCTCGATCTTGGGATCTTGGATGATGTTAAATGTCGCCAAGGTGTCGATCAACTCCTTGGCCCCCTGTATCGTAGACTCGTACACCTTGGGCCTACGCTTGCCCTCTTCTGGTTCTGAACAGGCATGAGCGATCCTCTCGATGTAGTCCAACAACTGTTCGCATGATGCGGACATGATCTCGTGAATCTGCTCGTTCGCCTGTTGTGAGTAATACTGATTCATATCCTCAATGATCTCTTGAGCCACAGCACAACGGAAGTCAGCCACAGGCACAGGTGCAATGTGTAGTTTCATGCTGAAGCGATTCCGCACCTCCTGCTCAGACGGGTACAAGGTCTTGTCGAACATCGTCCCCTGACTGAAGGCCATCTGCGCCACGATTGAGGGATAGTGTGCGACAAAGTCATCTACAAGTGTGGCATGTTCAGTCTCAAGGTCACGGTACTCGGCCTTGGTCTTTTCAAGGCGAGCCATTGGCAACAGACGCTGACTGCCCGCCCAGTCGTAGCTCAGACGCTTGAGCCAGTTGTAGACTGACTGACGGTGCATGAGGATCTTCTTGTGACGGGTGTCACCGGCAAGCAGATTCTGGATGAACTTGCCCGCCTCGCGGTCAGCGTTCTTTGCTGACGTAATCTCATCAGACACAGAGCGATCTTGTCTTGTCGCTGACCAGACTTTCACCTCCACGTTAATGAGTAATGAGGCAGTTGCCAAAGAGATTAGATAATCGGGTTTCTTAAACATGATAACTATTCCTTACTAAAGTGTGATGATATCAAGACCAATAAGTAGAACTAAACAAATTGTAATAAAAACCATACCCCAACCAACTAGTATTTCACGCACTCGTTACCTCCTTTTCATCTACAAATTTTACTTCAATATCTCCGTAAGCACTGTGAGAATTTGTAAGATACTCATCTATCATTTTATCTTCAGCAGAGTTCTTATCATATGCCTCTACTTCTACGTGCATCTGATACGTGACTGTTACTACGCCTCTATATTTCCTTATTCCCACGGTTCTCTCCTTCCATGCTCGTAGTGCGCGTTCAGCACCATCTGTACATCAAAACTGTTGCCATACATGTCCATCTTGTGTTTGATTGCATACTCAAGGGCTTCCTTCTCGGTGTCAAAGAAGCCATAGACATTTGCGGGTTCGTGTGGGAAGTAATTGAGGATCACCCACTTGCCTGTTTCCTCGTCGTTAGTTTCCATTTCATCCTCCAGTTAAATGTTAATCAAACTCAGCACCGTCATAACATCCGGCAAAGAAGTGCGGACCAACGAAGGCTCGCACGTAACCCACAGCCCATCTGCGGGTTGGTTTAGGACAGTCTTGTCGCCACTCTTTGTCAGCGCGTGACGTGGGCCACTCGCGCTTCGGTTTCTCCAACGCCCACGCCAGCATCTTTCGCACCGTAGTGCGTTTGTTCTTGTAAAACGTTTTCCTGATCTTCATTTCACTCTCCAGTTAAATGTTATTTAACAAACTCGTCAGGCACGTCCACCTCGTTTGTGAACTGATCGCACAACTTGCTTGCGACATAGCACCTCATCGCGGCTAGTAGGATGGTTGGGCCTCGGCCTTCTGATGACGTCAAGCCACCGTACCTTCTGTCCTCGTGCAGAACCTCGGCAACCCATGTGCCTTCTTCTACGCCCCATGTGCCGTCCCAGCATTTGAGTTCGATTCTCTCGCGTTCGATGATTGGGCCACCTTGTGCCCATAAGGTTGAAGGCGACACGGGGTACTCCCGACCGTAGTCGTCATAGGCAAAAGGGAAAGGCAAATCGGCGCACTTCGCCACTGCCCAGTCAAGGGCAGCACCTGTTAGTTGGTTTGTCTTGATCTTCATTTCACTCTCCAGTTAAATGTTATTTAACAAGGCCGCCCTTGTTGTTGAGGCCAGCAAGCAGGTCTTTGCTCGTGATGAGCATGTAGTTGGATTTGTGCATGGGGGCAACGCACCAGAGCTTGCGGGCTTCGATGCTGTTGAGTTCGCGGCAGTCCCAGCAGAAACCGTTGAGGGTATCGACGGGGTCGAGCAGATCGTGGCCGCAGTCGCGGCAGTGCATGTAACGGATCATAGTGTTTACCTGATAAGAAGTTGTGGGTGAATTCACGCGTGCGTGAATCGCTAACTACGCGACAACAAATACTGCGGTACTACATTATTATTATACCACAATTATGTTCTAACACAAGGACTATAATTAAGTTTTTTCAGCAGAGGATTTGGGGCAAATAGCGTTCCGTACGTTCCGTGAAAAAATGGGGGGGTCAGAACGTTGGAACGTTGAAATGCGAATTTGTAAGTTGTTGATTTAAATAAATAAAAAAGAGTATATTTATAATATATATAGTAGTAGAGGTCCACGTTCCATGTTTTTTAGGGGTAGTTCCCTTTTTGAGCAAAATTAGGCGCTGACGGGTTTTGCACTTGCCGAGGACGTTCCGATGCCCGACACGAAAACGGCCAACCCCCCTCATACCTCAAAAACATGGAACGTTGGAACGTAACCTCGTAAGTCCTTGATTCTAAAGGGTGAGTAGCGTTCTGCGTTATAAAATTCACGCGAACGTGAATCGCTAATTAGCGGAACGTAAAAAAGGTAGTTGACAAAATTTTATTTTGTATGTATGCTTCGCTACGAAGCATACATACAAAACCCCGAAAGGGGTTTTTTCACGTCCGCGTGAAACGCTATTTAGCGGGTTGTATCAATTTAAAATGAAATCTGAGATAGTTCGACGCTTCAATTTAAAATGAAATCTGAGATAGCGACGCTCGCACAGCACGCGCACAGAAAAATAACTGGCTTCAATTGACAAGGCCAAAAAAAAGTGCTACCCTGCAAGCAGGGTAGCACCGAAAGATTACTTGACCGACCAATATGCGGCGATTCTACGCTTGGTCAATTCAACATTAGCAGATGGGTCATTGCCACGGGCATCAGCATTACGGACACGTTCAAGCATGGTGTCCATTGCTTTCTTTTCAAACTCAGCGAAGGCTAAAGCCTGAACGCGTTCCGCCTTTATGCCAGCCCTTTCTTTCCAAATCTTTTTAGCCTTACTGATTAGATCGCCTAAGCGATTGCTGACATAAGCATTTGTGTCGGTTTTCAAACCTTGGATTAGTTGATACCTAACCTTGTCCGAGGTTTTCATCTCATTTAACATTTGCTGGGTTACAGCGAAAGCCACGTTAACGTTCAACGCAAACTTTTCGACGTTCAGCTTTTCTATCTCTTTGGCAGATTTTTCAACATAGTTGCCATCGACAATGGCAAACAACCTTTCAGGCTTGATCGCTTCGCCGTAATGCAGAACATAGCCTTCGCTGAGTTGATCACGCTGTTCTTTCGTGAATTGATCGCCGCGTGAAAGGTCAGGGTTGCCAAGGGTCGGGATTGAAGCCATCGCATACCTTGCAACATCTTCAAGGTTGCTGTTGATTTTGGCCTGTTGATACCCTGCGTCACGTAATGATCTGATGTTCATAGTGTAGTCCTAGAAAATATCGGTTTGATGTTCATAGTGTAGTCCTAGAACATATCGGTGCGGAATTGCATCCGATGAAATACTTATACCCTTGTTCAATGATGTTGTACAGCATTTCACGGTGGCGTTAATCGCTAATTAGCGAGGCGCACACACAGCACGCGCACAGAAAAATAACTGGCATCAATGGGGCCAAAAAAGAGCAGCAAGGCCGAAGCCCTGCTGCTCTAGTACTACTAGCTCGCTGCTTTGAAAGCCGCGATCTTGCGCTTGATCAATTCGACGTCTGCTGTCGAATCGTTGCCCCTAGCGTCCGCATTGCGGACTCTAGTTAAAATGTCGTCTAGTGTTTCTTCTAACCAGACACCGAACACTTTGGCTTGTACGCGCTCTTTTTTGACGCCTAGCTGAGCGCGTCGAATCTCCTTTGCCTTGCGTATCAAGTCGCCTATTCGATTCGAAGCGTAAGCGTTGAAGTCGGTTCGCATCTGCTGGACTAACTGATACCAAGTTTTATCGTTAGTCTTGATGTCATTCATCGCGGCTTGCGTTATTGCGAAGGCAATGTGAACATCTAGCTTGCGCTTTTCGCCTTCGTGTTCATCGAATTCGCCTTCGAACACTTCGACTAGGTTACCGTCTGCTACTTTGAAATAGCGCGTTGGTTTTACTGCTTCACCAAAGTAAACCATGTAACCGGAGCGTAGCTCTTCGCGTTGCTCTTTGTTCATCTGGTCTTCGCGGCTTGCGTCGAGATCGCCAAGCGTTGGAATGCGAAGCATTGCGAAATGTGCAATGTCACGGATGCGCGACTCGGTCTTGCCTTGCTGATAACCAACGTCGCGGAGGGATTGCAATTTTAAGTCTTGCTCGACTTTTATGGGCTTAGCCATAGTGTTTCCCCTAGGGATGAATGTCGGAACCCGCCGACTCGGTACTAATACTTATACGCTTGCGCTATGACATTGTCTAGGATCTCACGGTAGCGTGAACCGCTAAATAGCGGCACGCTCGCACAGCACGCGCACGGACACATAACTGGCATCAAAGATGATGGGCCAAAAAAAGAGCAGGGGCCGAAGCCCCTGCTTGTCAGTCGTTGGTTATGTGTGACATCATGATGCCGTATATGGCATGTTTTTGTAGCGGGCTGTATAAGTCCCATTCTTTCCAAAAGGACTCAGCAGGTCTACAACCGTAAGCGTCTTTGTGTAGGTCGCTAACTGTCCTATCTAGCTCATCTTCGTCTATGTCGTCTATGATGGCGTCGATGTCTTTTTTATCGAACTGAATCATGATTTTCTCCTTGTGGAGGGCGGCGTTGCCGCCCTCCGTTGCGTTATGCTAGCGTTGCTCTGCTAGCGACTAACCGACCGAACCGCGTCGTGATCCTCACGATGTGAGGACCGAACTCCCTGCCGTAACAGCGCATCCACTCCATCGCGTCGGCTTGTGTCCAAGCACGATGTGTGATCTTGATGTCACGTTCAAGGTCGATGACCTCGACGCGGTAGGGCTTCGCTGCTGCCCTGAATGCTTGCTTGAGCAAGCTAGTGACTTTGACCATGATGGCCTCCTGTCATGTCAGACTCCCTCTGACTTGGGTTATGGGACGTTTCCCATGACTTTACTTATACCAACCCCGACGGCCTTTGTCACGCATCCCACGGTAACCCCACCCGCCCCCCACCCCCTGGATTGGCCGCGTCGCTCGCACCCCCCTACACCCCATAATTTGCACAAACGATTTATAATTTTTCAAATATAAAAACACCCCCCTTGTCTTTTAGGTACCATACGTTTACATTACGAACCTATGCCAACATATATGTTAGACATAGACCCCAATATCCCCCTGCCTGCCAACGCAGCAGAAGCCCTACCCCCCATGACACCAAAAGAAGAATTGGAGGTTAGGACTAGAACTATAAAACTTATAGCGGACCTCCAAGGTAAACCAATACATCCCAGCGATAAAGATAAAGACGAAGCTCGCGCATTGGCTAAGAAAATGGTTGAAGACCCCAAGGGACATATTCAATTTAGTAATTACAAGAATGAAACCCTTGCATACCTAGCTGGTATGGTGTCCCAATATGATCAAATGATCGTTAGGGATCTTGCTGACTTCAAAATATTCGTTGTTAATAAGCTTGTTGAACAGACTGAATCAGGAAATGCCAAGGATGTTATTGCGGCATTAAAAGCATTAGGCGAAGTTGATGGCGTGGATGCCTTCAAACGTCGGTCAGAAGTAACGGTGCAGATCAAACCCATCGATCAGGTGGAGAAAGATCTGTTGGCTAAGCTGGAAAAACTTGAGCGACTCACCAAATATGCCGATGCTCAAGACATAATTGATGTCGAACCAACTCAAATTAACACCTCAGAAGATAGCGGCCCTTAAAAAGCTACTTCCCCATGCTTCTCCAGATGAAAAACGGGAGATTTTGCGGGATTTAGAGTTTTGGGAGTCGCAGCAAGCCCAATCGCTAGGGCAAAAGAAGCTATTAGCCTTCGCAGACCACGTATACCCAGGCTATAAAGTAGGTCCACACCATAAAAGGCTGGCTAAAATCTTTGAAGATATAGCCAACGGGGTCAAAAAACGGGTAGTTGTAAACATTGCACCCCGTCACGGTAAATCAGAACTCATTTCTTACCTAGCTCCAGCTTGGTTTTTAGGTAAGTACCCACATAAAAAGATCATTATGGCTTCCCATACGGCTGATTTAGCCGTAAATTTCGGTAGAAGAGTGCGAAATTTGGTGGCAAGTGATCCATATAAGCAAATTTTTCCACAGATTGAGCTGCAACAAGATTCAAAATCAGCTTCTAGATGGGGTACTAACTTTAATGGCGAATATTTTGCTATTGGTGTTGGGGGTGCTCTTGCTGGTAGGGGGGCTGACCTTTTTATTATTGACGATCCTCATTCCGAGCAAGAGGCTAAACAAGGAAGAGCAGACGTTTTTCTTCCCGCTTGGGAGTGGTTTCAGTCTGGTCCTATTCAGCGTCTTATGCCTGGGGGCGCTATTATTATTGTGATGACACGATGGTCAAAACTTGATCTAACCGGTCAGGTTATTAACCACATGTCTAAAAATGAAGATGCAGAACAGTGGGAGATCGTAGAGTTTCCTGCCATTTTGCCAAGTGGTAACCCACTTTGGCCTGAATTTTGGCCGGTTGAAGAATTAAACGCTAAAAAAGCCTCACTTGACCCCCGCTACTGGCAAGCCCAGTACATGCAAGACCCAACTTCTGAAGAAGGGGCGTTAATTAAGCGTGAGTGGTGGCAGATTTGGGAGAAAGACGACCCGCCCAAATGTGAATATTTAATTATGTCTTTGGATGCTGCCCAGGAAAACAATAATAGGGCTGACTATAACGCCTTGACGGTATGGGGAGTGTTCTTCAACGAAGAAGTTAACAATTACAACATCATATTGCTTAACGCCATCAAAAAACGGATGGAATATCCTGAACTTAAGAAATTAGTGTTTGAAGAGTACAAAGAGTGGCAACCTGATTCATTTATTGTTGAGAAAAAATCCAACGGGGCTGCGCTTTACCAAGAAATTCGCAGGATGGGGCTACCGCTACAGGAGTTCACACCGAGTAAAGGACAGGATAAGATTGCCAGGGTCAATTCAGTGACTGATTTATTTTCATCAGGCATCGTTTGGGCACCTGATAAACGTTGGGCTAAAGAAGTTATAGAGGAATGCAATGATTTCCCCAGCGGCACAAACGATGACTTAGTTGACTCCACGACGCAAGCGTTAATGCGTTTTCGTAACGGTGGGTTTATTAGACTACCGTCTGATGAGCCTGAAGAACCGATGATGTTTAGGCGTAAAAATCAATACGCCTATTATTAAGGATAGATCATGGCTACAAGTAGCTTTTTTGACAAGTCGTTAACCCAGGCACCTATGGGTGTGCCCGGTAATTTTGATGCTGTACCTGAAATTGAGATCGAGATTGAAGATCCTGAGTCAGTAAAACTAGGACTTGGTGGGTTAGAAATTGTTATTGAGAAAGAAAAAGAAGACGACGAGTTTAATGACAACCTAGCTGAAAAGATGGACCCCAAGGAGTTAGCCACCCTTGCCGAAGATCTGTGTAGTGATTTTGAAGATGATATTTCGTCCCGCAAAGATTGGATGCAGACATATGTGGATGGGCTGGATCTGTTAGGACTTAAGGTTGAGGATCGGACTGAGCCTTGGCCTGGGGCGTGCGGGGTGTACCACCCCCTGCTGACTGAAGCTGTAGTGAAGTTTCAGGCTGAGACCATCATGGAGACATTTCCAGCACAAGGTCCGGTGCGTACCAAGATTATTGGCGAAGAAACAAAAGAAAAGAAAGAGTCTGCTAGTCGTGTGCAGGCAGATATGAATCATCAGCTTACCGATGTGATGATTGAGTACAGACCCGAGCACGAGAAGATGTTGTGGGGACTGGGGCTGGCAGGTAACGCGTTTAAGAAAATTTACTTTGATCCTGGGCTTGGTAGACAGACGGCGATGTATGTCTCCGCTGATGATCTTGTTGTGCCATATGGCGCTGCAAATATTGAGACTGCCGAGCGTGTTACGCATGTCATGCGTAAGACTAAAAATGAACTAGAGCGGTTAATGGAGAGTGGGTTCTACGTTGATGTGGAACTTGAAGAACCTAGCGATTCTCTTGATGAAGTAGAGAAAAAGATTGCAGAGAAGATGGGGTTCAGAGCGACTACTGACTCTCGCTATAAACTGCTTGAAATGCACGTTAACCTTGATCTTCCAGGGTTTCCTGATAAAGATGAAGATGGTAAAAATACTGGGCTTGCGGTTCCCTATGTTGTGACTATTGAGAAGTCCAACGGCAAAATATTAGCGATTCGCCGCAATTGGAATCCTGATGATGAATTAAGGCAAAAACGTCAGCATTTTGTCCACTACCCCTATGTCCCAGGTTTTGGGTTTTACGCCTTTGGGCTTATTCATTTAGTAGGCGGTTTTGCTAAATCAGGTACATCGATTCTTCGACAGCTTGTCGATGCAGGTACGTTATCTAACCTTCCTGGTGGGTTTAAGACCAAAGGTATGCGTACTAAAGGCGATGACACACCGTTTGCTCCGGCTGAATGGCGTGATGTGGATATAGCCTCGGGTGCGCTCAAAGACAACATTATGCCGCTTCCGTACAAGGAGCCGTCGCAGGTGCTAGCTGCACTCATGGACAAGATCGTCGATGAGGGTCGTCGGTTTGCGTCCGCAGCAGATCTTAAAGTCTCTGACATGTCGGCTCAGTCCCCGGTTGGGACTACGCTAGCGATTCTGGAGCGCACGTTAAAAGTAATGTCGGCTGTTCAGGCGCGGATTCACTATGCGATGAAACAAGAGTTCCGACTCTTGAAGAAAATAATCGCAGACTACACGCCAGATAAATATGACTATGAGCCTGTGGACGGTCGTCCGAGGGCCAAGAAGTCAGACTACGACAACGTCGATGTAATTCCGGTCAGTGATCCGAACGCAGCGACAATGAGCCAGAAGGTGGTGCAGTACCAAGCGGTTATGCAGTTAGCGCAGACAGCACCGCAGTTATATGACTTGCCATATTTACATAGGCAGATGTTAGAGGTGCTCGGTATTAAAAATGCCGAGAAGCTCGTGCCGATAGAAGACGATATGAAGCCGACTGATCCTGTGTCTGAGAATATGGACATCTTGCAGACTAAGCCGGTTAAGGCGTTTATATATCAGGACCATCAGGCGCATATCACAGTCCATATGTCTGCCATACAAGATCCGAAAATCATAGAGATTGTGAGTCAAAGCCCACAAGCTTCGCAAATTGCAGCGGCATTAGCCGCACATGTTCAAGAGCATATTGCCTTTGAATATCGCAAACAAATTGAAGAAGCCGCTGGCGTTCCATATCCTGCACCAAACCAGGAGATGGATGAGTCCACTGAAGTTGAAATATCCCGCTTAGCTGCTGCTGCGGCGCAACAAGTTCTACAGAAGAACAAGAGTGAAGCAGCTCAGAAACAGGCGCAACAAGCAGCACAAGACCCGATTGTGCAGATGCAGCAGAAAGAACTTGAGATCAAACAGCAAGATGTACAGCTCAAACAGCAGAAGATGGCTATTGATGCTGCTGCCAAGGCTGATCAACTGGATATTGAGCGTGAACGTATTGCGGCTCAAGAGCGTATTGCTGGACTTCAAGTAGGGGTAAAAGTAGCTACATCTCAACGTGAATTATCTGCTCGTCAGCAATCAGAGGGTATGCGGATGGGCATAGAGACGGGCAAAGAGTTACTTAATAGGGCTAATCAGCAACAAAAACCCCCGTCAAAGGATAAAAAATGAGAGAAAACGTAGATGTATTACACCACCTCATTAAAAAATTTGACGCAGAACGTGAGCGCTTGACTACTGTTTTAGGTCAAGGGTTGGCGCAAGACCACGCAGACTACCGCTTCCAGTGCGGAGTTATTCGTGGATTATCAATAGCAGTTGGAATGCTGACAGACACAGCAGAAAGGTTGGAAGATTACGATGAGTGAACTCCTAGTAGGGTCTACAAGCGGCTCTGCGACGGTATTGCCTGAAACCGCCGAAGAAAAAGCGCGACAACTCCCTGATCCATCAGGTTATCGGATCTTATGCACAATCCCCGAGATTGAAGATAGGTTTGATAATGGCTTAATAAAAGCCGATGTCACGATGCACCACGAAGAATTACTGACGACGGTGCTTTTTGTCATCAAGATGGGGCCGGATGCGTACAAAGATGAGAAGCGATTCCCGTCTGGGCCGTATTGCAAGGTAGGTGATTTTGTATTGGTACGTCCACACGCAGGTACACGACTAAAAATTCATGGTCGTGATTTTCGCATTATTAACGATGATTCTGTCGAGGGGGTTGTAGAAGATCCTCGTGGCATTAGTCGCGCATAAAGGGGTTAAAAATGGCTGAACAAGAAAACGCCAACACTGATATTGAGATTGAAATTGAAGACGATACGCCCCCAGAAGATCGCGGGCGGGAACCGTTACCCAAAGAGCTAGTTAAAGAGCTTGAGGAAGACGAACTGGAAGAGTATTCCGAGAAAGTCAAAGTACGCCTCAAGCAAATGAAAAAAGTTTGGCACGACGAGCGTCGTGAGAAAGAACGTGCGTTACGTGAACAGCAAGCTGCATTAGAAGTAGCTCAACGACTAAAAAGTGAAGTTGAAACTTTAAGATCTAAAGCTACAGAAAATGAGGGTTACTTTGTTCAAAGTGCCACTGGCGCAGCGCAACTAGAACTTCAAGCTGCTGAGAAAGAATTTAAAGATGCTTATGAGGCTGGGGATTCTGAAAAGCTTTTAGAAGCCCAACGTAAAGTTAATGAAGCAACATATAAATTACAAAGTTTAAAGAGTTATCGTCCGCCCCCTGTACAAACCCAGGAAACGGTGGTAGATTCTTCACAACAGTTAACGCAACTGCCTAAACTTGACGCTAAAACCGAGAGCTGGCGTAGACAAAATACGTGGTTCGGTTCTGACGATGAGATGACCGCTACGGCACTTGGATTAAATAGCAAACTAATCCGAGATCGCGGTAATCAATTTGTTGGTAGCGATGAGTATTGGGATATCGTTGATAAAACGATGCGTAAAAGATACCCCGAGTATGACTGGGGGGATGAACCTGCTGAGATTGAGACAAAATCATCTTTAGCACGTACAGAAAGACCAGCTACGGTTGTAGCTCCTGTTTCTCGCAGTACGACCTCCAAAAAGGTCAAACTTAGTCAATCCCAACTTTATGTTATTAAGAAGATGGGTATTACCCCTGAACATTATGTACAGGAAATGATGAAATTGGAGCGTGCAAATGGCTGAAAATCGTTTATCTAGAGAAGTCGAAAACCGTGAGAAAGCTTCTCGCCCTAAACAGTGGAAACGTGCTGATGTCCTACCCGAAGTCGATCCAATGCCTGGATATGTACCCCGTTGGGTTCGCATATCTTCGCTGGGTAAGGCTGATCCCAAGAATATCTCTGCCAAACTCAGAGAAGGCTGGGAGCCGGTAAGGGTTGAAGAGCAACCGAACCTCATGTTTATGCGCGATGAGAACAGCCGGTTTAAAGACAATATTGAGATTGACGGATTGTTGCTCTGCAAAATGCCTGAAGAGTTCGTTAAACAACGCACCGAACACTTCACCAAAGTTGCCAAAGCCAACATGGATGCTGTAGACAACAACTTTATGAAAGAGAGCGATGCTCGGATGCCACTCTTTGCTGAGAAGCGTTCAAAAGTATCGTTTGGTAGAGGAACTTAACTTAAACGAGGTCAAAAATGGCTTATCCTGTTGTAGATGCCCCTTATGGGCTAAAGCCGATCAATTTGATCGGCGGACAGGTGTTTGCGGGTTCGACTCGTGAATATGCTATTGCAAACGGGTACAGTACCAATATTTTCTATGGCGATTGCGTAGCTCTCGTCCGTGGTAATTTGGAGCGTATTTCCGTTTCGACAGGTACCCTTGGTACTCTGGTTGGCATTTTCCTGGGCTGCTCCTACACTAATCCCACCACCAAACAGAAGACTTGGTCGCAATACTGGCCCGCCAGTACCGCTGCTGGGGACGCTGTTGCAATTGTCTGCGATGACCCTGATACGGTCTTTAAAGCAGTCGTTTGCTCGGCTACTACCGTTGTTGCTTCGGGCGCTCGCGCCATGATCGGCCAGAACTTGGCAATGATCAACAATACCGGAAGTACGCTTACTGGTGATTCCAAGAACGCTGTACTCGCGCCTAACGACACTCCTGCGACAACCGATGCGTTGCCCTTGCGTGTGCTTGGTTTGGTGACAGAGACCGCTGTTTCTCTTGGCAGTGCTACTTATTCCAGCATTTCTACTGCTACGGTTACCTGCTCGGCATTGCCATTTGCACTGCCCGTGGGTACCGATGTAGGTTCGTTGGATTCAAGTGGTAATTACATTCCGTCCGGTTCGTTTGTAGATACGGCTGCTTCTGCTGGTGCGACTTCGTTCGTTTTGAACCAAGCTCCGTCCACAGCTTTTGCGGCTAGTGCAACGTTGGTATTCAATCAGTTTCCCGAGATTCTCGTAAAACTGAACCACGGTCAGCACGAGTACTACTACGCTACGGCAACTGCGTAAAGGGGAACATAAATGGCTATTTCACGCGCACAACTACTGAAAGAGCTTCTCCCCGGACTGAACGCATTGTTTGGTCTTGAGTACGCTCGCTATGGCGAAGAGCACAAGGAAATCTACGAGACCGAGACTTCCGAGCGTTCGTTTGAAGAGGAAACCAAACTGTCTGGCTTCTCCGCCGCTCCGGTGAAGAACGAAGGCAGTGCGATGGCCTACGATAACGCGCAAGAAGCTTGGACCGCTCGTTACGTCCATGAGACTATTGCTCTGGGATTCTCGCTGACCGAAGAGGCTATCGAGGACAACCTGTACGACAGTCTGGCTAATCGCTACACCAAAGCCCTGGCTCGCGCTATGGCATACACCAAGCAGACTAAAGCTGCTGCGGTCCTTAATAACGGCTTCAATACTGCCTACACGGGCGGTGACGGAGTTGCTCTGTTCTCGACAGCACATCCTTTGATCTCTGGTGGCACCAACAGCAACACGCCAGCAGTTGCGGCTGACCTTTCTGAAACATCGTTGGAAGCAGCGGTTATTCAGATTGCAGCTTGGACTGACGAACGTGGTCTGTTGATTGCAGCTAAGCCGAAGAAGTTGATCATCCCGTCTGCATTGCAGTTCGTTGCAACTCGTATTCTGGAAACGGAACTTCGCGTTGACACGGCAGACAACACGATCAACGCCTTGAAGAACAATGGCTCGATCCCCGAGGGTTATGCCATTAACCACTTCTTGACGGATACCGACGCTTGGTTCCTGACGACTGACGTACCCAACGGTATGAAACACTTTGTCCGTGCACCTTTGACACAAGGAATGGACGGGGACTTCGACACCGGAAACGTTCGGTATAAGAGCCGCGAGCGTTATTCGTTCGGTTGGTCTGATCCGCTTGGGATGTTCGGTTCGCCCGGAGCCTAAACGGTACGAAGAAAGGGGGTTGCAAAACCCCCTTTTTTATTTATACTAGCTGTATTCCGGGGTTAGCCCGGTGTATTAGACAGTCCCGGCTGACGACATGCAGACTAATACACCGATATCGCATGTGAGGATCTAATGGCGAATACAACTTTTAGTGGCCCAGTCATATCTGACAATGGGTTCGTAGGTACAATTACTGGTAATGTGACTGGTAATGTGACTGGTAATGTGACCGGTACTGTAACTGGAAACGTTGTAGCTACGGCTGGATATATTCAACTTCGTACAGCTACAACCGCACAGATTGCCGACGCAACAAACGCAGTCAATACCACAGGTAAAGTTGCTGGCACTATCGTATTTAATACCACGCTAGGCACATTAAAAATTGCTACTGGTTCTAGTGCTACTAGCACTTGGGTAAACGCTGACGGTACTACTGCTGTTACACCTAGCTAATTAGGGGCGCATCATGGCATCTATGCAATATGATGTCTTTGCGACCCAACCGCTAACTTCGACTGGTGATTTTTTAAATCAGAATGGTTTAGCGGTTCCACGCGCAAGGATCAAAACAATTTACGCAGTAAATGGTGCGTCTGCGGGGTCTGTTGTTATTCGTGATGGCAGCTCTACGGGTCCAATTCTGTTGACGGTTAATACATCCACAAGCGCAACAGCAGGCTATACCATCATCCCACTCCCTGGCGAAGGTATCCTAGCTTCTACTGGGCTGCATGGCACTGTTACGAACACTACATCAATGGTGATCTTCTATGGCTAAGACCCCGGCATGGCAGCGTAAGGAAGGTAAAAACCCAAAAGGTGGTTTGAACGCCAAGGGTCGAGCTTCTTATAACGCAGCTAATCCGGGTAAGCCTGGGCTAAAACCCCCCGCTCCAAATCCAAAAACTGAGAAAGACGCTAACCGGCGTAAGTCTTTTTGTGCAAGGATGAGTGGGATGCCTGGGCCAATGAAAGATGAAAAAGGGCGACCAACGCGCAAAGCGTTGTCGTTAAAGGCGTGGAAATGCTAGTCTGTACACGCTGCAAAGAGGAAAAACCAGAAACAACTGAGTTCTTCCCCCCACACAACAAAAAGCGTAACGGTTTAGATAGCTGGTGCCGTGCATGTCGGGCTAGTTATCGTAATAGTATTTGCCGAGGTAAATTTCGTAGTGTAATTACAGACGAAGCTTTAGCGGATATAAAAGCCACAGTTACGCAGTGTGTTATTTGTGGGGGTAATGGGCCTTTGGTTGTAGACCATGACCATATAACCGGAGAAGTAAGAGGAATGCTTTGCAACCACTGTAATAGAGGGCTAGGGCATTTCCGCGATGACCCAATGTTGCTAGAGTTTGCAGCCCAGTATCTCTATGCTTCAGCAGATGCTCCTGAGTGGGATGCGTACAAAGTTAAGGCGGAGCAATGTTAAATGGACCCAATTATTCTTTGGAATCTAATCACTTCAATCTTAGTAGGGCTGGTTATGTTCATGCTTAAGAACTCACATGAGGAACAGCAACGCATCCAGATCTTACTAAACAAAACGAGGGAGGAAATCGCTCGTGATCACATCACTCGTGCAGAGGTTCGTGCAGACCTTGAAAAAATTATGGAACGCTTTGATACAGGCTTTGAGCGGCTTGAAGCAAAGATTGATGCACTTGCTAAAAAAGGATGACGAAAATGGGCGGTAAAGATATTCTCAAAGCACTTTCTCCTATAGCCAATTTGGGCGGTTTAGCCGGTTCCGGCGCTTTAGGTCTTGTACCAAGTTTACTGTACAAAGATTATAAAAGAAGTAAAGCCGAAGAAGAGGCAGAGAAAGCTAAAGGTATGCCAGCAGGCGCTGTTCCTGGTATGAAAAAAGGTGGTTCCGTAGGTTCTGCTTCTAAACGCGCTGACGGTATCGCTCAGCGAGGTAAGACCCGTGGGAAGATGTACTGATGCCTACGGTAAGTAAAAAACAAGAGAAGTTCATGCAAGCAGTAGCGAACAACCCGAAGTTCGCAAAGAAAGTTGATGTCCCTCAATCCGTTGGAAAGGAATTTACGATGAAAAAGATGAACATGGGCGGTATGGCAGCAAGCAAGATGGGCGCAGTCAAGACCGCAGCTCCTAGCCGTGATGGTGTTGCTATGAAAGGCAAGACCAAGGGTAAGCAAATTGTCATGGCCGGTAACAAAATGAAACATGGCGGTAAGGTCAAGAAAATGGCCTACGGCGGTAAGGCGTGCTGAGATGATGCTTTCTCGCGGGATGGGGGCGATCCGCGCTTCCAAGATGCCCAAGCCGGTTACTAAAGCTCGGCGGGATGACACCGATTTTAAGGCGTTTTCTAAAGGTGGCGAGTCCCGTGTGAACGAAGCTGGTAACTACACCAAGCCGGGGATGCGTAAAGCATTGTTCAACAGCATAAAAGCTGGTGGCAAAGGTGGTGCGCCAGGGCAGTGGTCAGCCCGAAAAAGTCAGTTATTAGCTATGAAATATAAGGCTCGTGGTGGTGGATATCGAGATTAAGCGGTGTTCGATGTGTGGGGAAGAAAAGCCTTTAACTTCTTTTAGAAATAGAGGCGGGTCGCAAACACACTTACTAAAAAGCCGTTGTAATACTTGCTTATTCAAAGAGCATCGTCGTTGGACAGAAAATAACCCAGAACGTGTTAGGGAGTACAGAGCTAAAGATAGTTGGACTTTGGCTAAACGGTGCGCCAGAAGAGGTATAACACCAGAAGAATTGGTTGATAGGTATGAACGTCAGGAAGAATGCTGTGCAATTTGCAAAACAGAAATTGAACTGATCGACAGCGCCATAGATCACAACCATGAAACAGGTGAGTTCAGGGGCGTTTTGTGTAAGCAATGCAATAGAGCACTTGGGATGTTTAAAGATAGTGTATCCACGCTTAAAAACGCCGTAGAATACTTAGAAGCTTTTGGGAGTTATGGTGATGGCTCTTAAAGCACCTCAGCAGAGTCTAAAGAATTGGACTGATCAGAAGTGGAGGACCAAAAGTGGCAAACCTAGCACACAGGGTTCAAAAGCAACTGGCGAGCGGTATCTCCCAGAGGCGGCAATCAATGCTCTTACACCTGCTGAGTACGCTGCGACAACAAGAGCTAAACGCGCTGGAAAACGCTCGGGAAAGCAGTTCGTCAAACAACCAAAAGGCATTGCTGCTAAAACCGCGAGGTACAGATAATGGCTAAAAAGTTTCCTGATTTGACAGGCGATGGGGATGTGACCAAAGCGGACATTCTCAAAGGTCGTGGTGTAGAAGGGTTTAAAAAGGGTAAGTGGATTCAGTCTGCCATCTCTAAACCGGGAGCACTTCGTGAACAGCTTGGTATTAAGGGTAAAAAACCAATTCCTGCGAAGATGCTTGATAGAGCTACCAAGGCTCCGGGTAAACTTGGACAAAGAGCTAGGCTTGCTAAGACTCTTAGAGGGATGAAGTGAGTACAACTTCAGGCACATCAGTCTTTAATCTTGACCTAAACGAGATTATTGAAGAAGCGTTTGAGCGGTGCGGATTAGAGGTTCGTACTGGATATGAACATCGCACGGCTCGTCGCTCTATGAACTTGATGTTTACTGAGTGGGCTAACCGAGGTATTAACCTGTGGACGATTGAGCAAGGTCAAATCGCCATGACCACAGGTACGATAACTTATCCACTACCTGTGGATACGGTTGATCTTGTAGAACAAGTAATTCGTACAGAGTCTGGCATCCCTCAAACAGACATTAACATTAGTCGGATTTCGGTAGATACTTACGCCACGATACCGAATAAAAATGCTCAAGGTAGACCCATTCAGGTTTGGATTAACAGACAGAGCGGTCAGATCTATCCGCTCCCTGGACCCAATGGGACTAACCAGACTACGGGTGTGTTGCCGCCTAATATCAACGTCTGGCCTGCGCCAGACCAAGACAACTTCTACACCTTTGTGTACTGGCGACTACGCCGGATGCAGGATGCGGGAACAGGCACAAACATCCAAGACATCCCGTTCAGACTCCTTAACTGCCTCGTTTCAGGACTTGCTTACTACATATCGTTAAAGATACCCGAAGCAGTTCAGCGTGTACCTATGCTGAAAGAAATGTATGAAGAGCAGTTAATGCTTGCGTTATCTGAAGACCGCGAGAAAGCTCCGTTACGTCTCGCACCACGACAGTTGTTCTACTGAAATGCCTAATCGCTTTGCATCGGGTAAGTATGCTATATCGCAGTGCGATAGATGTGGCTTTCGGTACAAACTGAAAGAACTTCGTGAAATTGTTATCAAGACTAAGAATGTTAATATCTTAGTCTGTCCTACTTGTTGGGAACCTGATCAGCCACAATTGCAACTTGGTATGTATCCTGTAGACGACCCACAGGCTGTACGCAACCCACGACCTGATACGACATACCGTGTCGCTGGTTTAAATGGGCTACAAATCAATACCACGACGACGCAACTGGGTAGCGGAGATCCCTCTGGTGGTAGTAGAATCATTCAATGGGGATGGGCACCTGTAGGCGGGGCAAGATCCTACGACACAGGACTAACGCCGAACAATCTTGTGCTGGGCATCACGCTGGGCACTGTTACTGTAAATGTTACATAGGAGCCTATGATGGACAAGAAAGACTTAGCTCAAGATAAGAAAACCGCAGCCACAGCCGTGCATAAACATGAGAAAGCTAAACACAAAGGCCAACCACTGACTAAGCTTGCTAAAGGCGGTAAAACTAACGCCCAAATGAAGGCGTTAGGGCGTAATATGGCGAAGATTGCTAATCAAAAATCGCCCTCGTTTAAATATAAAATGGGAGCAAAATGATGCACAATAAAATGCCAACGCCGGTGCCTGTCAAAGATACAAATAACGGTTACCCTAATAACATACCTAACACCCAGACTGTGAAAGTCCGTGGGACTGGATGTGCTACAAAGGGTACGGGCGCTTCTAAGAAGATGGGCTAATGAACTACGCTACCCTCTTTAAGACGGTTCAAGGTTATCTAGAAAACGACTTTCCGTCGTTTGTTGGGGTGGATTCGTCTGGATCGGGTACAGCCACGTTGACTGCAAAACAGCAGATTGATACTTTTATTCAACAAGCTGAACAGCGTATTTATAATTCTGTACAGTTTCCAAGATTTAGGAAAACGCAAGCAGGCGTAACAGGCAGTTATGCCGTGTCTCCTTCGACGGCTATGTACCTAAACTGCCCAACTGATTTTTTGGCGTCGTACAGTTTTATTGTTATCAGCTCTACGGGTAGTTATGAGTTTCTTCTAAATAAAGATGTGGAATACATCAGGGCCGCGTACCCTAACCCAACAACAACTGGGATTCCTAAGTACTACGCTTTATTTGGACCTACAACGACCGGGGGCACGATCACTAATGACACGAGCTTTATACTTGCCCCTACTCCAGATCAAGCGTATACAGTACAACTTAATTACTATGCTTACCCCGAATCAATCGTTACAGCTAGTACATCTTGGCTTGGTAATAATTTTGATTCTGTACTCCTCTATGGTGCTTTGATCGAGGGATATACCTATATGAAGGGCGAGGCGGATGTAATTGCTCAGTATACAAAACGGTACGAAGAAGCCATCATGCTTGCTAAACGTCTTGGTGACGGTATGGACCGCAGAGATTCTTATCGTTCCGGCCAACTTAGAGTGCCGGTGAACTGATGGCTTTTACTGGTAACTACACATGCAACTCCTTCAAGCAGCAATTGTTTGAGGGGGATTTTGATTTTTCGGCAACAACAGCTCAGACGTTTAAGATAGCTTTATACACAAACGATGCTACGCTTGATCAGACTACTACGACTTATACGGGTACGACTGGTGAAGTTGTGGCTACGGGCTACACGGCGGGCGGGGAGCTTATCACTCCTTCACTTGCTATTGATAGTTCCACAGGGATTGCTTATATTGACTTCTCTAATGCTTCTTGGAGTGGTGCTATCACTGCTCGGGGTGCTTTGATTTATCGGGTAACAACTGGTAATCCAACAATTTGTGTTCTTGATTTTGGTTCAGATAAAATCTCTACAACTACTTTTGTAGTTGAGTTTCCTCCTAATACCAGCACCGGCGCATTAATAAGGTTATCTTGATGGCAACAGTATTTACAACTAAAGGTAATATGGATGAGGCGCTTCTTGATAAAAAAGAAGGTGTCATCGACAACGATAACGAATACACTACATGGGTAGAGTATTGGCATGAGGGTGAGCTAGTTCATCGTTCTGCCCACGTTACTTTGAAACAAATGCCCGCATTTGCGGGTGCGGAAGTAGCAACTTTTTAAGGAAATATCATGGCTAATACCCAATCTATGTGCACTTCATTTATGGGGGAGCTTTTAACAGCTACTCACAATTTTGGTACTGCTCCAACAAGAGGTGCGTCTACGGCAGATACGTTTAAAGCTGCGTTGTATTTGACGACGGCTACTGTAAACGCTTCTACCACCGCTTATTCAGCTACTAATGAAGTATCTGGAACAAACTATACAGCGGGTGGGGTGTCGATATCTGGTTGGAACGCTCCAACGGCAACCAATGCTTCTGCTACGGCAGGTACGGCGTTTACTACCCCTACAGCGTCAATTACGTACACCAGCGTTACGCTTTCTACAGCTTTTGATTGTGTTTTGATTTATAACTCAACTCAATCAAATAAAGCAGTTAGTGTTCATACGTTCGGTTCACAGACGATTACGGCTGGTACGTTTACACTGACGATGCCTACAAACAACACGACCAACGCTTTACTTAGACTTGCGACGACATAATCGTGGCTTTTGTAATTGCTGATCGTGTACAGGAAACGACGACAACCACAGGCACCGGCACGGTAACACTTGCTGGTGCGGTTACAGGGTTTCAATCGTTTGCCGCTGTAGGAAACGGTAACACGACTTTTTATACGATAGCTGACCAGTCAGGTTCTAACTGGGAAGTTGGGGTCGGAACTTATACGTCTTCTGGTACAACTTTGTCACGAGATACGGTGCTGTCTTCCAGTAATTCAGGAAGCCTAGTCAATTTTAGTGCCGGAACTAAAAACGTATTTGTAACGCTACCGGCAAGCAGAACCACTTTTAACGCTAAAGCGTATGGCACAACGATAATCTTTGGGGGCTAGCTATGGCTGCGCCGAATCTACTTAATTTGACGACTGCCACAGGAAAGACGGCTGGGCTAGCGGTAACAACTTCGGCCACAGCAATTGTAAGTAACGCTGCTGCTTCTGGAAAGTGCCTGAAGATCAATACATTAGTTGTCGCAAATATCACAGGATCTACGGCAACAGTAACAGTTGATGTATACAAAAATGCTACAACGGCGTTTGATTTAATTTATCAAGCAACTGTCCCAGCCAACTCCTCTTTAGTTATTATCGGCAAAACCGAAACTCAAATTTATCTAGAAGAAAATGATAGTTTGAGATTGACGGCTGCGGCCAACAGTACGTTAGAAGCAGTGTGTTCTTATGAGGACTTGTCATAAATGCCTGTTGCATTAGGTGTTAATGGTGGAGTTCTTGGCTCTAATAACTTGCCAACGGCAACGACGTTTAGGGGTGTCTTTACTCCTAATGAGGTAGCTAGAGCAATAGCTCTTGGATTTTGGCCTGTAAATAAATCACAAGCTGTAACGGGTGTTGCTGGCTCTGGCGCATTAGGAACTTTAACTGTTGGTACTACCGCCGACCCCTATTTTGAATACACCACGCTACTGCTTCCTGGCAACGGTACGAATGGCGCACAGAACAATACGTTCTTAGACACTGGAGCAGTCTTTACTGGCTCCATAGCGGCAACAACCATGACAGTTTCAGCGGTTACGTCTGGAACAATTCTTATTGGTCACACAATTTCAGGTTCTGGTATTACCGGAGGAACGACTGTTACAGCGCAGTTAACAGGAACGACTGGTGGTGTTGGGACGTATACAGTCAGTGCGTCTATGACTGTCGCAAGCACATCTATCACCTCAGCCTTCACCATCACCCGCAACGGCAACACGACACAGGGTACGTTTAGTCCGTTCTCACAGACTGGGTGGGGGAATTATTTCAACGGAAGTTCAACATTAGATACAAGTAATGCAGCTTTCAATCCAGCCGGTGCATTCACGATTGAGTTTTGGTTTTACGGCACTGATAGCGCAACAGCTACCCAAGGGCTAGTTTCTACTTGGGCTAGTGGTCTTAGTCCTGCACAGGGGATTCTTATATGGAAAACTGGCGCAAATTGTGAGATCCAAATTGGTAATGCTTCTACTGGCGGCACAACAATCGCTACGTTTACATGGGCAACATATTTAAATCAGTGGAACCATTTTGCGCTTGTTAGGAACAGCAGCAATAGTTGTGCTGTCTTTCTTAACGGTAATCGGCTTGCCGCTCCGGTTACTAAATCAGGATCACCGGGGCAGACTGCACTAACGATTGGCAGAGCATTTCCAAATAGCGCAAGTTCGTATTTCACAGGCTACATGTCTAATGTTAGCTTTGTTAGCGGCTCAAATGTTTACGACCCTGCAAGTTCAACAATCACAGTACCGACAACACCGCTAAGCACATCAACAACAAATCAAGCATTGCTTACATGTCAGGCTAACCGTTTTATTGATAGCAATACAGCAACAACAGCTAAGACAATCACCCTTACTGGCTCCCCTTCCGTCCAAGCCTTCTCCCCATTCAACCCCACTGCATCGTGGTCTGCTGCGACTTATGGTGGGAGTGGGTATTTTGATGGGAATGGGGATTATTTGACATTACCTGCTGGTACTGCTTTTGCTCCTGGAACTGGAGACTTTACAGTTGATGGGTGGTTCTACGCTTCTTCGTTTTCTGGTGATCCGATTATTTGGTCACAGACAACGAGTGGTAGTAATTACTTTATGTTGTATGTAAGCGCTGCTAGTAATACGCTTATTTTTATTGGATCAAATATTTCAACGTCAGGGGCAGCAAATCTTGTTCTTAATGCGTGGAATTATTTTTCTGTTCGCAGGTCGTCTGGAACCGTTACGGTTTACACCAACGGAACTGCCGGAACCGGCGGGTCAAACACATCTGATCTAAACAATACGACTTATGTTCCTACAATTGGTAGATACACACATTCCGCAACAAACGCTTTTACGGGGTACATTGCAAACCTTCGTTATGTAAAAGGCACGGCAATTACGCCTTCCGGTGTTCCTACTACACTGAACACAGCAGTATCAGGAACTTCTGCGCTACTCAACTTCACCAACGCCGGTATCTACGATGCTACAAGTAAGAATGACTTGGAGACGGTGGGGAATGCTCAGATAAGTACGACACAGAGCAAGTTTGGCGGAAGCAGTATGTCGTTTGATGGGACGGGGGATTATTTGCGCAGTCCAGCATCACCTCTTTTTAATTTTAACACTGGTGATTTTACGGTCGAGGCGTGGGTTTATACGTCTTCAGCCGTTGCTTACGCAACAGTTATTGATAAATCAATTGGTAGCGGCGGCACTACAGGTTGGTTTCTAGAGTGGTCTTCAACAAGAGGTATATGGTTTTTTTATCAAGGAAGTTCTGCTTCAGCAGCTTATACGGTTGCAACGGGTCAGTGGTATCACTTAGCCGTATCAAAATCCGGTTCAAGTTTGCGTTTATTTGTAAATGGAGTTCAGCAAGGTTCAACCGCAACTGTAACTGCTGACATCACTTCAACATATGGAGTTTCGGTAGGAGCATCAAACGGAACTCCACAGTATCAATTAAACGGCTACATCCAAGACCTTCGCATCACTAAAGGCTACGCTCGATACACAGCCAACTTCACGCCGCCAACAGCAGCGTTCCCAACCCTATAGGACTAGACCATGCAATACTGGACAAAGAACGGGTCTATCCCAAGCACTGAAACAGATGGTACGGAAGGCTGGCAACAGGCTCCTGCGCCTCCGACAGACGTTCCTGATGGCAAAGAGTTGGTATGGCTAAACTGGGAATGGATCATCAGAGACCCTAAGCCAGCAGACAGGGCAGGATGGCAGTGGAACTGGCAGCACGAAGGCAAGACTTGGGTAGAGAGTGCTTGGCAAACATCGCCTTCAGAAGCAATACCCATTACAATCCCAGAAGCTCTAACAACAGATCAAATATCAAACCTCACCACCGCACAGCTCATATAAGGCAACAATGTGTTCGGTTTCTCAGCATTTGGCGGCGCAGCGTTTGGAGCCACAGGTGAAAGTGGAGGAGCGCCTATTACCGAAGGCTGGGGGTTCGGTCCTTGGGGTTCTGGTACTTGGGGGTACAGTGGTATTACCGAGGTTGCACTTACTGGCGTAGCTGCTACAGGTGCGGTAGGTGATGTAACCGAAATAAGTACGATAGATTTAACAGGAGTTGCCGCCACAGGTGCTGTAGGAAGCGTAACTCAAACAAGCATAGTTGGCCTAACAGGTGTAACTGCATCAGGTAGTGTAGGCAGTGTAACTGCGACTAACACTATAGCTTTAACGGGTGTAGCTGCATCGGGCGAAGTAGGAACCCTTGATGTAAATATTACACCTGCGGTAGAGATCTCAGGTGTAGCGGCATCTGGTAATGTTGGTTCTGTATCGTTAGATGAACGGCAAATAGCGTTAACGGGTGTAGAAGCTTCTGGTGCGGTAGGTACTTTAACACTTACTAATACACAGACGTTAACGGGGGTAGAGGCTTCCGGTGCGGTAGGTACGGTAACTGTAGCGTCTGGGCAAATAACTCCGATAACAGGCGTAGAAGCTTCTGGGTCAGTGGGGTCGGTAACCCCAGAAGTAAACGTGAGTTTGGCAGGTGTAAATGCAGTTGGGTCAGTTGGGTCATTAGCTCCGGAACTTATCCAGAGTCTTACAGGTGTAGCCGCAGCAGGGGATGTTGGTTCTGTAACAGTAGCTGAGAGGCAGATAGCGTTAACAGGTGTTCAAGCTTCCGGGGCGGTAGGAAATGTAAGCGCATCTTTTGAACAGTTTGTAGCTATTACTGGGGTAAATGGTTCTGGGGCTGTAGGAAACGTTTTAACTGGGACTACGGTACTCACATCAGTTAGCAGTGCTGGACAAGTAGGTATAGTTGAGCCGACAATAACGGTTGAGTTATCTGGGGTTGTAGCAGCGGGGGATGTTGGTAGTGTTACGTACACAATACCTGTTGAACTTTCTGGAGTTACGGCTTCCGGGGCAGTTGGGTCTGTAACCACTGGACCTCGTACAGTACCTTTAACTGGTGTTCAGGCTCGAGGACAAGTTAATTCTGTTGGTGGTTTATACTGGAGTTTGATTAATAATTACCAAGATGCTGGTTGGGCGTCCGGTGATAACTATCAAGATGCCCAGTGGGATCTTGTAGAAATGGAGTAAGACATGACTGTTGCACGTACAACGCTTTTAGACCTCCCAATCATCACGACAGGTACAGAGTCTGGGTTGTGGGGGGACTATACAAACAACGGCCTCACACAGTATCTTGATATTTCTATCGCTGGGATGTCCAACCTGACAAGTGCAAACTTTACGGCAGGTGCATTAACAATTGAAACCACTGAAGGTACAAATTCAGCAACAAACATAGTAGCAACATCAGCGCAATACGCAGGCTTTCGAGTATCGTCACTTGCTGTTAACTCTACGATCACAGTAGGTAATGCGGGTACAAATCCTGGCAGGTCATATCGACTTATCAATGCTGACTCTACATACACCCTAACATTTAAAGCCACAGGTCAAACCGGAGTTACTTTACAGCCGGGGCAGTCTGCTGTTGTAGCTTTTAACGGCACGGATTACGGAATTGTAGGTACGATTGGTCCGACGGTTCCGGTTGATAGAGGGGGTACAGGATTAGTTTCCGGAACTTCTGGCGGCATTCCTTATTTTTCTTCTACCAGTGCAATGACCTCTTCTGGAGCGTTAACTGCAAATCAAATTATTTTAGGTGGTGGTGCGGGGGCCGCCCCAACTTCATCCTCCCTTTTATCCACTTCTGCGGCTGTAACTTCCGGTACTTATATTAAAGGAATTGGGTACGCCGATACAGTCGTGGCATTAGGTAATACAGGAACAGCAATCAATCTAGATATTGTTAGTGGCGGGGTGTTTACGGCAACGCTTACAGGAAACGCAACAATTACGCTTCGCTATCCTGTGTCTTCTGGGGCATCCTCTTTTATCTTGATTCTGACCAATGACGCTACACCAAGCCGTACAGTAGCATTTTCAGGTGGTACTTTTAAGTATCCTGGAGGAACAGTGCCCCGTAGTACAGCAGCAAACGCTGTGGATATTTGGTTCTTTATGACGCCAGATGGGGGTACAACTTATTATGTATCGATCCCAATGGCAAATCTATCTTAAAGGAGTAAGAAAATGGCTTTAACCGCAGAGCAACAAGCACAGGTTGATATTCAACATGCTATTGAAGTAATTAGACACACAAATCAATTAGAGCTTGAAGTGCGACGTGCAAAACTTGAGGCAATTCGTTTGGCAAAAGAAACGTTAATTGAGAACGCTCGCAGCAAGCCTGTGGACGCTCGTGATGTATCAGCAGCCGATATTCGTACTTTTGCCCAATCGCTTGTATCATACATTAACGGATGATTCAGGGATTCGCGTACTTTCATGCCATCGTCTACCGTGATGAGCATCCTGAATGGGTTGATTATGCGTTAAAAGTCTCTCAAAAATACTTTGACGCGCAAGCTAGTGAAAGTGTCATGTGTCAAACAGATCATATGGGTAACGATCCTGATATGAAATTTTTAACAAATTATCTGTTATCAACCGGCCATGATATTTTGACAAGTCAGGGTTACGATATGAATCGATATGAACTATATATTTCCGGATTGTGGGGCCAGGAAGTCAAAGGACATGGTGGTACAAATGTACATGTACATAAAAACAGTCAGCTTTGCGGTTGGTTCTTTTTAGAAGCTTCAGAAGGTGGCTCATACCCTGTGTATTATGATACGCGGGTTAATAAACAAATGATTGAGCTTGATTTCTTGCCAAACGATGAAGTAACTAATGCAACTTCAACCATTCATTTTAATAACATTGTCCCCGGTACTGTATTACTCGCTAATTCATGGATGCAGCATCAATTAACTCCAAACATGACAAAGAAGCCAACCAAAAGTATTCACTTTATGATTTCACATAGGGATAAATCATGCAGTATATGTTGACGCCTTATGCTGAATCAATTGAACCTTTTGTTTGGTGGGAAGGCGCTTTTAACGAAAAAGAGCTTGACTGGTTACAAGAGCGAGCCATTAAAGCTGATCAAAGAGCGCAAGTCGGTGGTGATCCTGATGGTGAACGTTTATCGCAAATCCGCCGTTCCCATGTGTCGTGGATAGGATGCACTGATGAAACTAAATGGGTGTTCGATAAACTAGCTCATGCTGTGTCGTCTCTTAATTCGCAGTTTTATCGGTTTGATCTAACGGGTTTTGGCGAGGCTTTACAGCTTACTAACTATGATCAATCTGAAAACGGGATGTATGGTTGGCATCAAGATTACGGCGGTAAACGCAGTGTAAGCAGGAAATTATCAGCAGTGCTTCAGTTGACTGATCCAGCGCAGTATGAAGGTGGCAATCTTCAGGTCTTAACGGCTGATAACCCAATAAATATTCGCAAGCAGCGTGGGCTTATTACGGTGTTTCCATCCTACACCCTTCATCAAGTTACGCCTGTAACACAAGGTAACCGCCAAAGTCTTGTGGCATGGCTTTCGGGGCCAGCATTTAAATGAATACAAAGTACAAAGATTTTATTGGTATATATTCAGATGTATATCCTGAAGGTTATTGCCAACATTTGATTGAAGAATTTGAACGTCTGTGTATAAACGGCGCGGGCGCAAATCGTCAGCAATCTGAATCAGCGCTTCGTCACAAAAAAGATGATTTCCAAATTGGGATGAATATAAAGCATCATTCTCCTGCGGATTTTAAAGGTCACAGCTCTGTAGATATATTTTTTGAAGGGTTGCAGCGCTGTTACGATACTTACTCCGAAAAATATTCTGTTTTGCACAATGCCGGAAGGCTCCGCGCTACTCAAATGAAAATGCAGCGCACTTCGGAAGGCGGCGGCTATCATGTTTGGCATTGCGAGCAAGGCGGCGAGGCAAATGCAAATCGTGCGGTTGTTTACATGCTTTATCTCAACACACTACCAAAAGGCGGAAATGGTGAGACTGAGTTTTTGTATCAGCATTTGCGGATTGATCCGGAAGAAAACACAATGATTTTGTGGCCCGCTGCATACACACATGCTCATCGAGGTAACCCCGTGTATGGCAACACATCAAAATATATTGTGACTGGTTGGTTTTACTACGATTGAGGTGATATATGCCTATTGGGGCGTCAAAAATTATTCTTGGTGGTAAGGTTCCTGGCGGGGCGCAAACTTTTAACACTTCCGGAGTTTGGACGGCTCCTGCTGGCGTCACCAAAATTTCAGTTACTGGGCAAGGTGGTACTGGGAATCCAGGTAATGTTGGAAATCCTGGAAATCGTGGTGGCGGCGGTGGCGGCGGTGGCGGCAGTTATAGTCTTTACTATAACGTTAGCCCTGGTAGTCCAGGTCGTCCTGGCGGTAATATAGCCGGTGGTGGGAATGGCGGATTGGCTGGTGGTAATCCAATTTGTGGTAATCCAGCGGCTTGTTCGGGTAGTCCTGGTAATTCTGGTAATTCGGGTAATGCTGGCAACCCTGGTTCTAGTGGAGTTGCATCTTCTGCTTTTAGTTATAATTTTGCTGCGGGGAACGGTGGAGCTGCCGGTAATGGTGGTTCTGGCGGTCCCGGTGGTAATGGGGGGGTTGGCGGCTCAACTTACCGCAACGGCATTGGGCTTACTGCTCCAGGTGGAAGCGGCGGGAGTATTGGAGGGTCATCGGGCAATCCGGGTAATGCAAGACCTTCAGCCAATCCGCCTGGGTTTACATCTGGGGGGAATGGTGGTGATGGTGGTTCTCCAGGGGGCGGAACTGGAGGGACTGGCGCGACTTATCCCGGTAATTCCAACTTTGGTAATACAGGAACGTGTGGCGGTGGTGGTGGAGGCGGCGGTGGTGGTTACGGTTATTATGGTCTCTGTTGTAACTACCACAGCGGTGGAGGCGGCGGTGGTGGTGGGGGTCGAAGCCCTTGCGCCCCTTCTGGGAACCCTGGTCCCGCTGGTAACCCAGGGACTAATGCCAACTATGCTTGTGTTTCTGTTACATCAGGAAGCAGCTACCCAATTACTGTTGGTTCTGGCGGCTATATTAACGTAAGTTGGAACCCGCAATGAATCAAAAAGACCTTAAGCGTTTGCGACAAAAAAATATTGACCGCATGGCTTTGGAAAACGAAGCTAGCAATCTAACCCGTGCTAGGTCAATAACTGTGGGCACCGCTTTTGGCGGGACAACAGAAGTTAGTATGCGAGGTAACGGTGATCGTATTCTTTGGGTCATTATGCAGCCTGTTGAGGTTCTTGAGTTAATTAATCAACTTGCAGCAAATATCGGTTGTCATATTAACGTCAAGCCTCGTGATGATTTTGGTAGTTGGCGGCAATGGCGAGAAACTCCAAATCAGTGCATAGGCATAGGGTGGCCTGAGTGGTCTAATCACCCGCCAATTGCAAAAATACCTGCGTCTGAGCAACAGCCCGGATTGAACTTCAGCAAGGATTCAAATCATGACAAAACTGTGGCAACTCAAAAAACTGTCAACCGGAGAAGCGTTAAACGAGCCGCAAAAACTCCCTGAAAATTGGGGACCAATCTTTGGGTTGCACGGCTTTTTGGACAAGTTAAGTGATCTGTCTTGGCTTGGTGAAGCCTATGCCGATCAAGGGTGGTTTGAGGTGGATAATGCGCTCACTGCCCAGATAACGTCTTCAACTGCTGATTTAGTTTGGGATAGAGCCAAGCAAATGCTGCGCGAGTCCGATTGGTCGATGCTACCCGATGTACCGATGACTTCAGGAAATAAAGCTGCATGGATTGAGTATCGTCGTGGGTTGCGTGAAATCAGACTGCAAGCAGGTTTTCCTGACGACATTACTTGGCCTATGCGTCCTGAGTGAAGCATTACAAAATTAGGTTCAACAAAAGCCGAGGGCAGCGAGGGACTGTTGAGCATGTTTGGCGAGTTTTTGAAGATGGGCAAGAGTACCTTGCGCGGCATTTGCAAATCCGAGTGCCATCATGGAGTGAATTGGACGCTAACGGTCACGATTACAACATTGCATGTCGGGGCCAAATGTTATGGTTCTCTGATACGGACACAGCAGTAATCGTGGAGGAATAGATGGATGACAAAACTCACGAGTTAGCGGTCCTCAAGGCGCAAGCCAGAATCAGGCTTGAAGAGCTAAAGGCTCAGGATTCAGCCAAGGAAGTTGCTGGGAAAGCAATCGGTGAAGATGGGCTGCTTTATATTTTTATGATTGTACTCGTGGGTGTTGGTGCATCCCTTTTCCTTGAAGGCGAAAAGATTGCTGCTGTGATGGGTTTGCTTGGCGCATCATTGACCGCTTTGATTCAAATGCTTAACGGTATCGCCGGAACTGCTGCTAAGCAAGAGAAGCCTGAGTTTGAAGTCATCAAGGATCTTATTCATCGTCTTGACAAGCTAGACCGTGCCGAACAACCCATGCAAGTGGATGTTGAAGGTAGCAAAGTCACGGTTAAGAAAGGCGCAGATCAAATTACCGCAAAGGGGTAATCATGTTTGAACTACTTGGCGGCGGGTTGATGGGGTCCATATTTGGCGGCTTATTTAGGCTTGCGCCGGAGATCCTGAAGTTTTTAGACAAAAAGAACGAACGTCAGCACGAGTTGTCTATGTTCCAGCTTCAGACCGACTTGGAAAAGCTTCGTGGTGAGTTTCGCATGGAGGAGAAGTACGTTGATTACTCCATTTCGCAGATGGATACGATTAAAGAGGCGTTTAAGGAACAGGCTACCACTGCTAAGGAAGCTGGCTGGCTTGCGTCTTTTATCACTGCTATTACCCGTCCGGGCCTTACTTGGATTGCTTTTGGCGTGTATGTGGCTGTTAAAGCAGCCGGTCTAACCATCGCCTTCCAAACCAACGCTAACTGGGCAGAGGTCTTGACCAAGTCCTATGATGAAGATGACTTCGCCATGCTCAATATGATGTTGACGTTTTGGTTCGTTGGTCGAAGCATAGAGAAGTACAGTAAATCGTGAATGAAGCCAAGAAGCTTTGCAAGGATGTACTGATCAAGCCCTTTGAAGGGCTGGCAAAGCGTTTGCCTGATGGAAGAGTTCAAGCCTATCCTGACCCCGGAACTCGTGGACATCCTTGGACAATCGGTTGGGGGGCAACCGGCCCCGAAATTAACCCCGGCACGATCTGGACGATGCAGCAATGCGAAGAGGCGCTTGACCACCACATAGAGTATTTTGTACAGGGCATAACTAAGCTTTCACCTAAAATTCAGACCGCACTTCCTAGACGCATTGCCGCAGTGACTAGCTGGGTCTACAATTGTGGCCTAGGAAACTATCGGGTTTCTACGTTTAAAAAGCGCGTTGATGCGGGGGACTGGGACGGTGCAGCAGATCAATGTATGCTCTGGAATAAAGCTGCCGGTCGAGTTCTCCCCGGTCTCACTCGCCGACGCGCTGCTGAAGCTGCTTTGATGAGGTGAAGCGTGCCATTCCTCAAATTAAATTTTCGTCCAGGGATTAACCGAGATCAAACTAGCTATTCCGGTGAAGGTGGCTGGTATGAGTGTGACAAGATTCGTTTCTTTTCAGGCTACCCGCAAAAACTTGGGGGCTGGCAAAAAGCTACACCTTATTTTTATTTTGGTACTTCAAGACAGTTATTTAATTGGATAACGTCTTACAACGACAACTTACTTGCTGTAGGTACTAATAATCACGTTTATATTGAAGTTGGCGGGCAGTTTTATAATATAACCCCGATTGAACGTTCTGTAGTTGCTAGTATGCCTATTACTTCTGTTGAAGCAGAAGGTACAGTAAATTCTATTGGGTCTGTAGTTAGTACGGTCGCTCTTTCCGGCGTAGCAGGTACTGGAACTACAGGTTTTGTTGGCACTATTTCCCCTACGGATACGTCACTTCACATTTATGGTGTTAGCTCCACAGGTTCTACAGGTACAGTCACACCATGATATCTTTTAGCGCATCTGACGGGTCTTCCACAATAACGGTTACTGACCCTAATCACGGTTCTCAAACTGGTGACTTTGTTACCTACGCTTATGCTGTGTCACTTGGCGGGAATATAACTGCTGAAGTTTTAAACCAAGATTACGAAATTACAAAAGTAGACTCTAGCACCTACACCATACAGGCTAGGTCTACCAATAAATCTCAGATTGTTCCTGTCCTTGCTAATTCTTCAGATGTAGGTAACGGTGGCACGCTTACTAACGCTTATTACGGCATACCTTCTGGATATGCGGCTACGACTTATGGATATGGTTGGGGTGCGGGTACTTGGGGTGGTATGCCGTGGGGTCTAGCTGCGCCTACCCCAGTCGTTTTAACTCAACGTGATTGGTGGTTTGATAATTTCGACAACGACCTAGTAATGAATATCCGAAAGGGCGCTATTTATTATTGGTCTCGTGGATCAATTTTGTCACCAGATACTGCGTTAGCTACACGGGCTATACCTCTCACTGCTTTACCGGGTGCGGCGGATGTACCTGAGAAGGCAATGCAAATTCTTGTATCGCAAAATGATAAACATCTTCTTGCGCTAGGATGTCAACCATATGCTGGGTTGCCTGGGGACTATGACCCACTACTTATCCGTTGGGCAAGTCAAGACGAACCGCAGATGTGGACTCCACTAATTACAAACTCTGCTGGGTTTATTAAAGTTTCACGCGGTTCTGAAATTGTTCGTGGGATATCAACAAGACAAGAAACTCTTGTTTTCACAAATTCATCCTTATATTCGTTGCAATATACAGGTACTTTAGATGTTTTTTCTTTACAAGAACTAGCTGATAACATATCGATTATCAGCCCTCGCGCAGTCACAACGGCAAATAACGTAACTTATTGGATGGGCCAAGATAAGTTCTATGTCTACTCAGGGCAGGTGCAAACTCTACCTTGTACGATAAGGCAGTATGTATTCCAAGACATAAACTTTGACCAAGCAAATCAAATTGTATGTGGCTCTAATGAAGGGTTTACCGAAATTTGGTGGTTTTACCCAAGTGCTAATTCAGATTGGAATGATCGATACGTTATCTTTAATCACTTAGAAGGTGTTTGGTACTACGGTACTTTAGTCCGTACAGCTTGGCTTGATACCGCATTACGATCTAACCCCGTTGCTGCATACACTGGACAAAATGATACGGTGGGGTACGAATATCAGCATGAGGTTGGAGTAAATGACGGCGATGCTCCGATGACTTCCTATATCCAGTCGTCTGATTATGACCTCGGTGATGGTGAGCAGTTCATGCTCACCCGTCGGTTACTGCCTGATTTTAATTTTACAAACTCAACTGCTGCTACGCCGACAGTGACTCTAACGATGAAGCCCAAGCGGTTTTCTGGATCGGCTTATGCGAACACAGCGTCTGATTCTCAAAATGTAACCTCAACTTATGCAACGTTGGACCAATACACAGAGCAGGTGTTTGTACGTGCTCGCGGACGACAGATGGCGTTTAGGATTTCTTCGGATGGTTTGGGTGTTCAGTGGCAGTCTGGTTCGCATCGACTTGATGTAAGACCTGATGGTAAGCGATGAGCTACTTTAATTTCGTTTCTCCTGTTTTACCGCTGCCAGCGCCGCAGTATGACGTTCGTCAACTTAATGAACTTAATCGTGTCTTACGTCTTTATTTTTCTAGGTTTGATAATTTTGTACTCCCATACGGTGCTTTCTACGACACGACAGATCAAACTGCTGCTAGTACAACAACTGCGTACCCGATAACGCTCAACTCAACTTCCTACTCAGTAGGTGTTGGTATAGACGCTTCCAACACTTCAAGGATTTACGTCAATACCGCAGGTACGTACAATATTCAGTTCAGCGCACAACTCGTTAATTACTCTAACCAGTCTGAAGATATCGACATTTGGTTCAGGAAGAACGGCACTGATATTGCCGATTCCAACACAAGATTTGGGCTTGCCGCTAGAAAAGGTCCATCAGACCCATACCACTCTGTAGCTGCTCTTAATTTCTTCATCGCGCTGTTAGCGGGGGACTATATCGAGCTAGTCTGGTGTTCAACTGAAGCGTATACTACCGCTGGGACAGGTGCGTATATTGAACATTATGCAGCTCCATCAAGCCCGCCAAGACCTGCAATACCATCCGTCATCGTAACGGCAACTTGGGTTTCTTCGTAAGGAACAGTCATGTCTATTTATTCTGCCCAACAACTTGCTAGCATGGGTCGCGGTAATGACAGCATGTTGGTTCATATGACACCTAGAGAAGTCGGGGGTTTACAAGCTCTTGCTATGGCTCAAGGCGGGTCTCTTAGTATTAATCCAAGAACTGGTCTCCCTGAAGCTGGCTTCTTAGACAGATTACTACCGACAATCATTGGTGCAGGTCTTACCTTCTTTACTGGGATGCCTCCTATGATGGCAGCAGCCATTGTTGGTGGTGGCGAAACAATTCGTACAGGCGATCTTGGTAAAGGCTTTATGGCTGGCCTTGGCGCGTTTGGTGGTGCTGGATTGGGCGGTGCGCTTGGTGGTGCTGAGTCGCTTGGAGCACGGGCCGCAAATATTGCAGAACAAACAGGGATTGCAGAGCAAGCACTTTCTTCTGGACCTTTAAATGCTGCTTCAGCGGAAACTCTTGGTAACACAATGAGAACACGAGGTCTACAAGCCGCATCTGATTTTGCTTCACAACCACTTTTAGACCAAGCTAAATCAAGCCTTGCTACGTTAGGTCAGCCCGGTGGTTTATCTAATTTAGGTAGTAACTTATTGGGGCAGTACGGGGGTAAATACGGTGCGATGGCTGCGGCCTATCCATTGGTAAGTGAGATTATGCGTCCACCTGATGTCAAGTTCCCTGAACAAGAGAAGTACGAAGCCAAACCGCCTGCGCTACCGATGCCGCGTGTGTATAACCCGATACAAAAAGACCCAAGAAAAATATCGAGTGAGTACAACTACTTTGAACCATCTAACCCGTATCCGGGATTCATGAGGGGCTAAAAATGGGTATAGGTATACTATCGCAGTTACGTTCTATCAGTAGAGGTAACGTAGCCTCGCCAGCGCCACAAAATCCGTACGCTTCACAACAATCCTTTCAAAGTCAATACGCTTCGCCTTTAGCTGGGTTAGGGGCTATTTTTAATAGTTTTCAACAACCTAGCGCACAGCAACAACCTAGCCAACTTAGACCTTCAGGTTTGTTTACGATGGATATGGTGCCGCAGCAACAACCTAATCCTTACGCAGCGCTATTTCAGCAACGTTACGTTCAACCAACTAGGCAAACCCCTGCGGAATTTGTACCTCAATCTGCGGAAGACTATATACCATCATTCCAACAAATTGTTGCTCCTGAACCGGAAAGAAAGTTAGGGTTGTTTCGTGGTAGAAGAGGAAAAGGTGCTTCATCACAACCCACCCGAGGCGAACAAACTTATTTCAACCGGCCTGTTGAAACTGCCCCTACTCCTACTCCTACTCCTACTCCTACTCCTACTGAATTTATCCTTGACTTCGGGCACGGGGCTATGCGCACTGGTGGTGTAATTAAAGCTGCTACAGGCCGATACCTTCAAGGTCCGGGGGATGGTACAAGTGACTCCATCCCTGCTACGATTGGTAACGCACAGCCTGCTCGATTAGCTGATGGTGAGTTTGTCATCGACGCACGTACAGTTTCAGAGATCGGTAATGGCTCATCAAACGCAGGTGCTAAGAAGCTTTACGCCATGATGGAGCGGGTACATAGAGAACGTAAGAAAGCTAAACGTGGGCAGGATTCAAATGCAGACAGGTTCTTACCAAGGTGAAATTCAAGTTTCAATGGTACCTAGAGAGTATGTTCTATATTGTTGGCCGCAAGTTAAAGAATATCTTCAAGGTGCGGCTGATTACACGTTTGGCAGGTACGAAGTAGAAGATATTCTTGACTCCATCATGGAGTATGACCATACGCTTTGGATTGCATTTGATACATCAGGAATAAAAGGTGCAGTAGTAACGCATTTTTGTCATTACCCTAGAAAAAAGTACCTTTCTATGGTGTTTTGCGGCGGTGAAGAACTTGATACATGGAAGCCTTCAATGCTTAAGCTTCTCCAACATTTTGCGTATGACAACCAATGCGACGGTGTTGAAGCTACTGCTCGGCTAGGCTGGACTAAGATTTTTAAGGACGACGGGCATAAACCGTTGTGGCAGACTTTTCAGTTACCTGCGGCTGAAGCGGGTTTAGGAGTACATCATGGGTAAAGGTGACGGCGGTAGCGCACCAACATCACAGACGGTTACGCAGACTAACCTGCCTGAATACGCTCGTCCTTATTTTGAAAACATAATGAACAGAGCGCAAGCTCAGTCTTATCAACAGTACGTCCCGTACCAAAACGAAAGGACTGCGTACTTCACCCCTGGGCAACTTCAGACCCAGCAAGAAGTTATGGGTATGCAAGATCCGTCTCAGCTTTATGACGCATCTAATATTGCATACAACACTGCTATGCAGTCTATGCGGGCTGGACAACATTATCAACCTGGGCAGTTTGGGTTATCTGGTTTTAGAGATGTTAATGCTGAAAGAGTTGGATCAAGAGACATACAAGCAGCTCAATCCGCTTACCGTCCAGAACTAAAAGATATTTATACGGCTGCGCCTGAACGCGTATCTACATACGATATTTCTACGGCTCAATTAGGAGACCCGCAACCGTTTAATACCCAAATCGCACAACAGTACATGTCTCCATACATGCAAAATGTTGTAGACATTCAGAAAAGAGAAGCTTTGCGAGATGCTCAAATAGCACAACTTGGGCAAAACCTTGCTGCACCAAGGCAGGGTACGTATGGTGGGGCTAGACAGGCTCTTCTTACTGGTGAACGTGAACGTGGGTTGCGTACCCAACTTGGTGATATACAATCCACTGGGTCTGAAAAAGCTTTTGGGCAAGCGCAACAACAATTTGAACGTGATCGTGCGGCACAAATGCAATCTAGTTTAGCTAAACTAAATGTAGAGGCACAGAATGCGGCCAACAGACTTCAAGCGGCAGCTATAAATCAGCAAGCGGCGTTACAAGCCGCTCTTGCTAATCAGCAAGCTGGGCTTCAGACTCAGCAACTTAAAACGCAGTCTGAACTACAAGTTGAGATGGCTAATCTCACCAACCAACAACAAGCTGCTGTACAAAACGAAGCTAATAGGCTCCAAGCGTCAGGCATTACAAGCCGCTCTTGCTAATCA